TTATGCAGCAGTCCTGTTGCTGTGGGGCATGGTTGGGGCAAAGTCGCTTAATTTTGAACTCAACATGGCGATCTGGTCCAGGTTGTTTTCCTCCATCCACTTCCCATAAACCTGAAATACCATCTGGGCATCGGCATGCCCCATCTGGTTAGCAATGAAGTTCGGGTTTGCTCCTGCAGAAAGCGACCAGCACGCATACGTGTGTCTCGACTGATACGATTTCCGGTGGCGAAGGCCGGCTCTTTTCATCGCCGCATCCCACGAGTTCCCTATGGAGTTGATGGAGAAGTGCTTGCCGTAATTCCCCGCCCTGGCTGTCAGTGACGGCAGGAAGACAAACGTGCACTTATTGAACTCTTTCTTTCCGTACTCCCTCAGCTTAACAGATACGTTATGCTCCTGAGAGAGGCGGGTCATTTCATACTGGCTTTTGAATGCCTCGAGTGCAGGCTCGATCAGGTGCACAACCCGGTTAGTGCCAGCATTGGTTTTCGGTAGCGTGAAAATCCCTTTCTGCGTCAGGCTTCTTCTGACGGTGATTGTTCCCGCTTTCAGGTCCACATCTTCCCAGGCAAGTCCGCACAGTTCACCCGGCCGCAATCCGGTGTAAACGGCGATAGCCCACAGATTCTTGCTTTGCTGATGGTGGCAGGCGTCAATCAGGCGAGGAAACTCCTCTCGGGTGATCGGGTCAGGATCCGGGCGGGACTCTCGCAGAGGGGCCACACCGTTCATTGGCGACTTTGCAATGTAGCCATTTTCAACCGCAAACTGGAAGATACCGAACAACACGGTCATGTAGTTGTTCACAGTAACAGCGGATCGTCCTCTCTTCGCAGTTTTATGTCCCTGCTTCATGACCTGGAAACCGGTCAGCAGTTCCTTCCGGACTTCCAGCATGCTCTCTTTGGTGATTGAGGAGAGAAGTGTGCCGGGCCCAATAATAGCCGTGACATTAGCAATGACTCGCCCATAAGTGTTGAGAGATGATTCAGCAACCTCCATTTCCTTCAGTGCAAGCCATCTCGCGGACAGCTCCCCGATCGTTACCTCTTGCCTTGCCTCCCCGAACCGCGCCAGGTTCTGGGAGGAGGGGAACTGCTGGGCATAGTTGAAGGTTCCGGTTTTGATGGCGTAGCAGATCGACGTCCGCAGCTCGCCGGCCACTTTTCTGTTTTTGGGGGTGTCAGCCACCCCCAGGCTTTCACGCACTCTGACCCCTTTGTAGATGAACCACAGCCTTAGCGTGCCGCCGTGGTTTTCCACTCCTGTTGGGTATTTCATAACGATTCCTCGTTGGTTGATGGTCAGAGTATTTAAGCAGATTGTCGCCGCGGTTTCGCTGAGGCCATACGGTCGATCCAGCGGTCGATCTCATCCAGGTTGTAAAAACATGGGCTGTTATCCCACGGACTACAGTCAAAAGAGACGTGTTTGTATTCCTTCCCCTCCAGAAAAGTCTTTTCCCGCGCCTTCTTCAGTGTCCCCTTTTTAATACCCTTCAGGGCTATCAACTGCTCCTCAGACACCCATTTCCCGGGCGATACCATCATGATTACTTCACTCATACCTTCCTCCACTCAAACTTAATGCCGGGGCGAACTGGCTAATTTTCCGCACCCGGCAAAGCCATCAGCTGTTTTAGGTTGTTCGGTGATATTTCAATATCAGACGACCTGCCCGGGTAGGGATCGCAGGCGGCGCATGCCGGTCATCGCCGTGGCCACGTAGCTCGCCTTCCGGTTCACCACCTCCACCCAGACCTTCACGCCCTCTACCCGCACCGTGTACGTCTCTTTCATCCGGCTGCGCCCGTAGTTGCCGTAGCGCTCCTGATGGGCAGCCAGGGCGATATCGCACGCCTGACGCGCCAGTGGTGATTGAGTGCTGCGGTTAATCAGTCGCATGGTCATCTCCTTCGATACGCTTGAACTCAATCACCCAGACCCACGGGTTTGCATGCCAGCTGCCCGGCCCGGTATCTTCTTCTTGCTCGAAGGATTTACCGCGTACCGATTTCCATAAAGATTCGAATGACTCCCGCGGGCTGTGCACGCAGAAAGTACCGTCGCCGCTCAGGTGGTAATCGCGCCAGAACTGGTGGTCATCGTCCCGATCCTTTGGCACTGGTATGATTCCTTCAGCAATGCAATCGGCATCACTGATGCTGTTCAACCGCTCGACCCGCACATCGGTAATCTCCAGCAGAATACGGCTGGCCCAGCGCGGCATGTGGATGGGTGGAGTCCAGCGCTTCACTTTGCATTTCGCCCCGTCGTCAGTATCTGCACGGAAAACTAGCCGCTCCCCGCAATCGCCGAATGTTTCTCGCACCCAGATGCGATCGCCTACGTCACCGAATGGGCAGGCGTCTCCAACCAATCCACCCCAACCACCTTTACCGTTCTGCATTTCTTCTTCGACGTGCAACATTGTTTTGAAAACGTTACTTGGCCACCAATGACCACCGCGAGGGCACACCTCCGGCTGAGGCTTCATAACGCGCCGGGTCTGCGTCTTCCGGCCGTCCAGGACCGCCCGAACCATCTCAGCGTTGAAAATCATTCCGCGTTCTGTAGTTTTCGTCATCTCGTTAACGGGAGGGCGAACCCTCCCGCCTCCCTTAGGCCACGTATTCCGGTTTCATATCTGCCAGGGTGATGCTGAACTTATCGTGCAGCTCATCGCCCAGGTGACGTTTTGCCGCTGCCAGCACGCGCTCGGCTTCCTCGAAGCGCTCAGCGGCATCCGGCTCGCCGGATTGCGGCAGGGAGTTGATCGCCGTCTCGACCCGGTTATACGCATCCACTAGGTGGTAACGCTTCACGGCCTTGTTTTTCAGCTCGGTATACAGGGCTGAGCCAAGGGTGTTCTTGGCGCTTTCGATATCGGCGCGTACTGCTTTGGCGTTATCCACGTCCTGCGCCGCTTCAATGCGATCCCGAAAATCATCGGCCAGACCATCGATGTTGGCGGTCGATTCCTGCGCGCTGTGGGTCGTTGTTACAGTGTCACCGGAGATATCAGCCAAGCTAACTTTTTGGGTAGGGGCTGGGTTAATCTCCTTCTCTTGGCGATCCTCAAGCTCGTCAGGCGTATATACCCCGAGAATTACGTCAGGGCAGTACAGTCGCGCCCAACGTTTTACTGCCAGATAAGAGAGTTGCTGGCGAGGATCATCAGCCCAAAGCGTGGAGTTACGGGTGCGAGCCTGGGCTAATAGCAAATCTAATTCCCTTGGCTGATCTTCCCCTTTGAGCGTTGCCCGGATGATGATGCCGATGCCAGCTTCGTCCGCCAATGTCCAGCCAGGTACGCGGTATTCCCCTTTGTCGCCCTTACGGATCTGGAATTTCCCAATCACCTTTTCCCAAGGGCCGTACCATTCGTACTCGAATCGGTTCGCCAGTACGCCACTACGTAGAATTACGGCGTTAACGAGTTGAGCCTCATAACCGAGAACTTTATTAATAAGATGGGTTTTCTGTGCTACGGCAAAGGGATTCATCTGCCATTGAGCAGCTTGCATGGCTACCGCCATACAGTCCGCCTGGTTACCCTGTAGGTGCTGTGGGACTGTCGCGACACCCTGAGCCATAATCTGCGCGAATGTGCTGATGGCATTCAGATACTGCGAATCAAACAGAGCAACGTTGGAGTTAATCACGGTGTTCTGGTCAGCTACGGTTACATTATTGTTTTGCATCGTCATTCCCCTTATGCCTGAGTACGCAGCGCTTCAAGGCGGCGCAGGTCGAAGTCATTCAATTCGTCGGTGTAGTCTTCGGTGATCGGCGCTGGCCACACGCCAGTGTCGAACGCGTTAGCGATGCGGTTCATCGTCTGGCGATACTCGAGCATGCCCAGCTCAATCAGCTCTTCGCTGGCTTCAACAATGGCGATCCAGTGGTAGCCCTCGTCTTTGTTGACGAAAATCCAGAAGAACTGGTCCAGGGCAGCGGTCTGCATGTACATGGCCGCACTGAGGTGATAATCGCGGTCGATGATTTCCCGGTGCAGGCGGGCGCGCAGACCGGACTGCTTCACGTTCCACATGCTGATGGTTTTCAGGTCGGCGCCGACCCGCACGCCGTCGATGTCGATTTCCAGATCCGGGCGCACACGGATTTCCAGCCCGGTCTCTTCGTCGATACCGAAATAGCTCGTCTCAACAGCGCGATCAGGGTGCAGCAGCAGTTTCCCGGCGGTCGGATGCTCATGCAGGGCTTTCTGAATGGCCAGCGCCGTTTCCATCTGCTGCTGAGTCACCAGAATCTTGTCGCCCGGGTTGTCGCGCCACGCGTCCAGCAGTTCGTCAGCAAACACAGCATCCGGCTTAACGGACTTCACCGCCTGGATCATCTCTGCTTTGGTGCCGGACACTTTCAGCGGTGCCGGTTTCTGCGCTTCCTGCGCCACCATGTCAGGATTGATGATCGCCAGCTGCTCCAGCAGCGCGTCTCGGCTGCCGCTGGTTTTCACCTGCGCAGGCAGGGTGGCGTTGTACTCTTTGATGCAGGCCTTCATCGCGGCAGCGGTATGTTTTGTGCCGTTCTCAATGCGCTGGTATTCCTCAGGCAACTGCTCATAGGCTGCGTAAGATTCATCAACTGATGCGCCCAGCGGCAGCTGCGCGGGCAGGGTGGCGTTGTACTCTTCCAGCAGCGCTTTGATATCGTCAGCGCTCAGCAGCGCCGGCAGGCTGGCGTTGTGTTCGTCGATAAAGGCGCGCAGAGTTGCCGCGGTGGTGAATGCCCCTTCCGGGATCACCGGCTCCACGCTGAACTCTTCATCAAGATTTTCCGGCTGCAGCGCCAGCGCATGCACCAGGTTGCCCATATCCAGCACTTTGGAACCTTCGCGCGGGATGGTCTTGGCGACGTGCCGTGCGTTGAAGTACATTAGGCTGACGCGGGCATCTTTCACCTGCGTGCTGCTGATCCCGTTTGCTGCGTGATAAACGTTATTCGGCAGGCCTTCATAGCGACCCGGTTCGAAATACGCTGGGTATTCGACAGCTGGTTCTGGTTGTTGCGCTTTTGGCTCGCTCTGATTCACTTTTGGCGCGTTTTGATGCGCAGAATCGTCATTCTGATGCGCATTTTTCGTTTTCTGGTTTACATCAGCTTCATCCTGGCTTGCCAGGGTCGGCGCAGCGGCTGCCAGAACCTCAGTTGGGTTCAGGGCATCTGTTTGCGTATCAGTTGCATCAGCGCTTTCGCCTGGTTGAACCGGGTTACCAGCTTCTCCTTCCGCCGGGTCAGTCGTTTCCATCTGCACATCGCTGGTGGTCTCCTCAGTAACCGGTGAGCGGTCATCGTTTTGTGGTTGTTTTTCGTTCATCAGGCCTTCGATGGAGTACATGCCTCCGCCGAGGTTCGCGACCTGTGGCTGGCTGGTGGTGGTCAGGTCTTCTTTAACCCACTTCGGATCGGCTGAGTCGCTGATGCCTTCCACGAATTCGCCGCGGTCGGCCGCCAGTTGCCCATCAACAAATTGGCTATCAATTGCAGGTTCAACTGGTGCAGGCAGTGGCAGCAATTCAACGGCAGCATTAAATTCAGCTGTCATCGTCCGGTTCACGAACTCCAGATGTGCAGCAGGAGTCAGGTGGATATTCTCCGGTGCGATGCGTACCAGGTTGAAGATGGCCGCGCGGTTGACCGCCAGAACGCCTGGCTGGTTGCGCAGGATTTTGCTCCACGATTTCCAGGGCTCTTCTTTGGTCGCGACAATCTCCTTGGCGCGGCGGTGTATGCTGCCAGGAATTTCCAGATGGTTGAAATCCATCGGCAGCAGGGCACAGGCGATTTCCAAATCGAGAGTATCCAGGGTATGGTGCGCATCAGCGCCGCGGTCAGTTACATACCCACCGTCGGCATTGGTGCCTGCGTCAGTGCGTTGCACGAGGTTAATACGATTGCCGGCGACCCACTCACGCGTCAGGATCCCGCGGTCGATATATGGGGTGGCTACCCAGGCCTTTGTGAACTGCAAAAGCAAAGCCAGTTCATGGCGTTTTTCCATGCTGAAGACTTCTCGGATCGCTTTCGTGTAACGCCACAGGTCTTTGGTGTCATAAGCCTTAACTTCTGGAGAATTCTCAGCGGCCAGGAGCAGGTTCTGGACATATCCGTTATCCGTGTCCATTTCCATCAGATGGATCTCCGCGTGTTCTTTACGGCTGATGTGATGGCGCAGTTCGCTTGCTGTCAGTTGGGCCAGCAGTTGTTTGCGGAATGGCATTTTACAAACAGGGTAGTGGGCACCACCATCATCGTGTTTGCTGATCCGCAGGCCATTCTCAAACCAGTGGTCAGGTTCATCCTTGGCAGCATTGCCGGCGTCTGCCGAATCAACGGTAGTTTCCGGCGAGGCAGGCAGTACCTCATCGCTGGTGGTCACCGGGGCGAGGGTGGTTTCAACCTGAGATGCGGCGCCCGGGATCACGTTCCAGGTGCGCTGGTCGTCGGCCAGTTCGTAGCGTTCGCACCAGGTGTAATCAATGGTGGTTTCTTCTGGCAGGTCATTGAACACCGGAAAATCGGTGCGAACAGGCTTGGCGTAGTCCTTACCACGCCCGGTTTCGATGCCAGCTTCTTCCAGCTCAACATCGAGCGTCAGGGCGGCGCGCGCTTCTGATTTAGCAGTGAACCAAATCACGGCATCTTGCTTGCCGGATTTCTGAGTGGCCTTAACCACGTAGAAAAATTCCATGTCAGATCCTCATTTTTGGATGTAAGATCCCCGGGCCAGAAATAGCGCCCATTGGGTGAGTTTTTGGTTTTGGTAAAAATTCCGGTGTAACTTTGGTCGGTGGCACCGGACGTAGACCCCGCCTTGCGCGGGTTTTACGTTAGGCTTCGTGGGCCATCTGGTCGTACGAAGCGCAACGCACAGAGCAGTATTCGTGTTCTTCGCGCGCCAGCTGGGCGCCGCGGATGAAGAGCAATTCGTTTTTAACTTCTTTCCCTTGCTCGATAGGTTTGCGGCAGTATGCGCATTTCTTCGATTCACACATCAGGATTCCCCTTCTGTGCCAAGAGGTAACAGAGGCGGCGAATAAACGCGCCAATACAACTCAGTTTTACGGCCTGCTGCCGTGCTGGTTTACGTGCGTAGTCAATCATGGTCACCCTCATTTGCCCTTGTCGCCAGGCTGGCGGAACGTAACTTGAACCTGACAACGGTGCGCTTGTTGTCGATGGGGTAACAATACAAATAACTTTTTTAATTGACAAGAGAAATGAAAAAAATATTTTCAATCAAGGGCGGCAAAATGCAGCCAATAGACGGCTGCATTGAAAATCAGGAGGTGGCGATTATTTCTGAATGCTTTGGATAATGCTTAACACATCACCCTTTAAGAGGTCGAGTTCTTGGAGTGTGGTCTTTGCATGGACTATAAGGCGAAGCTTTTCCGCCTCAGGCATTTGGTTAAACAACGCGAGCAAGGCTGTTTCTTTCTCATCTAACTCCCGCGGAGCAGAGATCGCGCTGACGGCATCATCACCTGCCTCAGGGGGCATGAAGAACCAATGCTCTGGCTTTCCAGTAGCAGCGGCAAGACGTTTCAGCCTTTCCCCTCTCGGAGCTGATTCACCTTTTGCCCACTGTTGTACAGCCTGGGGAGTAACCATCGCTCTCCTGGCAATATCTGACATGTTCCAACCGAACTCATCTCTAACGAGTTGAAGTCGGTAGGCAAACGCTTCATGAGGTGCTGTTTTCATGTCTTCCATTCTACAAGGTAGCCTTTCATTCCGCATTGCAAAGATTATTTTCAATCAGCATTGAAAAAAATATTTTCATATTGTAATCTTGGTTTTCAACAACTGAGGTCCTGATATGACAAAAACCATCAAACAACGCGTTTGCGCTGTCATGACGCAAACGGAGATAGCAAAAAGGCTTGGCACCACATCACAGGCAGTAAGCCTCTGGTTGAATCATGAGGTTCCTGCTCATCGGGTACTTCCGATCTGCAAACTGCTTGGGTGGGAAATCACGCCTCATGAAATCCGCAGCGATATTTACCCAAACCCAACCGATGGTTTACCTCAGCAGGAGCCATAGCCATGCAAACACTTTCTTTTCAACAGAATAACAGAGCGCCAACAGAGCGCATGAAATTCCAATGTCACCAGACCGAGTTGGACACTCCGAAGATTGATCATCGCGCTATCTGTTCTGCCGTCCGCGCCTGGGCGGCGGCAGAAGGCCGCGTGGCGGTTGCCCTGGCGATTAAAGAGGCTGCCGAACAGGCCGAGCTTGATGGCATTGACACGACCGGCAGCGCCGATGTGTGGAACGTGAAGCTGTTTCGCTGGCTGGACAACCACGAGAAATCACCCGCCTACCGGGCGAACGTCGAGCAGCTGGCGCCGGTAATAATTTCGGTTCTGCCGCTGGCGTACCGGGATCGCGTGGTTAAGCACGACTGCTTCGCGGTTCGTGTAGCCAGGTCGGTGAAAGAGGATGCTGAGGCGATTCAGGCTGTCGTACTCAGAGCCCCCAGACACGAACGCCTGAAGGAGATCAGCGAGAGTATCGTGGCCAAGCTCTACCTGGACGGACCGGACTCTGTGGCGCCCATTATGGCGATGGTTACAACGATGCTGGGTGGTGCGCTATGACAGGCTCAGAAATGGTGAAAGCCGCGGTGCTCGAACACCAACGGCTTTCGGGTGCAAAAACGGGGAGTCATTGCGAGGTCATTATGACAAATACATGTATAAAACACCAGGCGAAAGGGGCATAGCCATGTCGAATGTCGCTTACGCCGATTTTGCGGCACGCAGTGCCGTCAGGAGCAACCGGATGGACAACCAGAAGACTGGATTCATCCCGTTGTACCGGAGTGTATTGAAGAAGCCCTGGGCGAAAGATGTTTACCTGCGCACACTGTGGGAGAACCTTCTTTTGGGCGCTGCCCGTCAGCCTTACACGGCGAACTTTAAAGGCCGTCAGTGGCCGCTGCAAACCGGACAACTGGTGACCACCTCAGCCGATCTCGGCCTGAAATTATGTGACCGGGCTGGAGAGCCTACAAGTCGCCATGCAGTGGAGCGGATGCTGGCGCTTTTCGTTAAAGAGGGGATGATTTCCACCGCTGGTGAGAAGCGAAAAGGCACTGTGATCACCATCACAAACTATGCCCTTTATGCTCAAAAAATAGACAATTTACTCGCGCATTACGGCGAGCATTACGGCGAGCATTATGCCGCGCATGAAGAGTCCAGTAACGGCGGGGCTTGTCAGGGGGATGCCGCGCATTTACCCGCGCATAAGGCCGCGCAATTCGCCGCGCATCATGAACAACAAGGTAATAACAACAATATAAATAATAAGATCTCTTCGTCTCGGAATTCTGAAGAATCCCGAAACGAGGCGACTCAAAAATTCCTCTCTCGTCACCCTGAAGCTGCTGACGGTATCTACACCCCCTCCGGCAAATCCTGGGGAACGGCTGACGATCTCAAAGCCGCTCGCTGGATATATACCCAACTCCTGACGGTAAACGCCACCCTGAGCGAGCCGAAATGGGTTGAGTGGGCCAATACCATCCGGCTGATGCGCCAGCAGGATAACCGCACGCATTATGAAATTTGCGAACTTCTCAGGTGGGCCAGCAAGGATAAATTCTGGAAGACCAATATCCTGAGCCCGTCCAGCCTGCGTAAGCAATGGGACAAGCTCAGCACCAAGCGCCTGAGTAACCCGTCCGCTCCCCGGCCAGCTGCCCAGGGCATCGACTTCAACAACACAGACTGGATCAACGAGGTGTTCGATGGAAAGACTATCTGAGCAGCTCGCGAACTGTGACCGCGAGAGTTTCCGCCGCATCGCCCATGGCATGCCTGAGGCTCCGGCAGAGCGCCCGGGTGTCGAGCAGACGGCGGAGATTTTCAACGGCCTTTTCAGTGCGCTGCGTGCCGCGTTCCCGGCGGCAATAGCCGTTTTCCGTGAGCAGAGCGAGTTCAACGAGCTGCGCCGCCAGTGGCTGATGGCGTTTCAGGAGAACGGGATCACCACCATGGCCCAGGTCGCCGCCGGCATGCGAGTCGCTCGCCGCCAGGAGAAGCCGTTCCTGCCGTCTCCGGGCCAGTTCGTCGCCTGGTGCAAGGAGGAGCGCTGCCTGCTGGGGATCACCGTTGATGACGTGATGACTGAGTACTGGAAATGGCGCCGCCTGGTGTTCCGTTTCCCGACCAGTGAGCAATACCCCTGGCCAACGCCGGTGCTTTACCACATCTGCACCGAGCTGCGACGCCAGAGTACCGATCGGCAGATGACCGAAAACGAGATGCGGCAGGCCGCCGGCAAGGTCCTGGCCGGATGGGAAGAGCGCGTCGCCGCGGGTAAGCCCGTACCGCCAATCCGCCGCGCCATCGCCGCGCCGGCTAAAGCCAGCGGCCCGACACCAGCTGAGATGCTTAAGGCTAAGTACGAACTGATGAAATCCGAGGGGAGGGCGTGAGGATGGCCAGCAACAATCTCTGGACAATCATCGGCGCTATCCAGCACCGCGGGGCCATCAGTCCTCGTGAAGTCCGCCAGTTGCTGGGCTGTGGCTGTAAAAAAGCTCACAGGCTGCTCGAGCACCTGGTTCTGGTGGAAGCGGTTAAGAACGTCGGGAAACCTTACCACCCGGTTTACGAACTGCAGGCTGGTGGTGAAACCCGGATCAAACTCGTAAGGCACAAGCAACCTGGTATTGCCAAAGCAGCGGTGAAAGCCCGCACCAAACCAGAACCAGTGGTAAACCACACACCTAAAATCGCAGAAGTATGCCGGCAGAACTGGCAGGGCTATCAGATCCACAAAATTTTCGGGAGCGCACGGGTATGAACAATTCACTGAACAACAAAGAGCTGGTAGCGGCTGGCCATGAGTTTGCGAAGTCGCTGAGCAGCGATACGGCGATCATCGATATTGCGAAGATGGTTGCGCGGCTGGCGACGCAGCTGGACTGCACCACCGCAGCGCTGCGCGAGATGACGAAGCAGCGGGATGCGCTTGCGGCCATGCAGATGAACGTTATCAGGAAAGCGCTGGATGAATGCTCCCAGTATCTCGACAGGGACTGCATCATGGAGACGAACGGCATTAGCTATGAAGATGCAGCTCAGCGAGAGATCGGTGCAAAAGCTCTTCATGATGCGTTACTTCGCCGAGGTGCAGCATGACTAACTGGCCCCAAAAAGGCTGCATTTTGCGTACGGCTGGAGGCAAATCAATAGCCAGTATGCTGCACAACGCAGATTGCTATGACGTTTTCCCGACTATCGCCACCGGTTTGGTAGACCTGGTCTGTGCTGACATCCCGTACGGCACCACGCAGTGCCGCTGGGATTCGGTTCTCGACTTATCGCTGATGTGGGAGCAGCTCTATCGCATAGCTAAGCCGACGGCGGCAATCGTCCTGTTTTCAGCCCAGCCGTTTACCAGCGTGCTGGTTGCCAGCAACTTGCGACACTGGCGCTCTGAATGGATTTGGGAGAAAGGTAACGCCACCGGCTTCCTGAATGCCAAAAAGCAGCCACTGCGCGCGCATGAAAATATCGAGGTGTTTTACCGTCGCCAGCCGACCTACAACCCGCAAATGACTGACGGCCACATTCGCAAGACCAGTAAGCGGAAGACCGTTAATTCAGAGTGCTACGGTAAGGCGCTGGCGCTGACTGAATACGATTCAACAAGGCGGTATCCGCGTGATGTTCAGTTCTTCTCGAGCGATAAGCAGGCCGGGAATTTCCACCCGACGCAGAAGCCGCTGGCGTTGGTGAAATACATCATCGAAACCTACAGCAATCCTGGCGACGTGGTGCTCGATTTTACTATGGGAAGCGGTACCTGCGGCGTTGCCTGTCAGGAACTCGGGCGTCCGTTTATCGGGATCGAGAAGGAGCCAGACATTTTTCAAACCGCATGCCAGCGCATAGGTATTAAACAGGAGTGTGCTGCATGACGGAAACGCAACTGCGCTACGCCACAAAGCGGATTATTGAACTGGAAAGCCTGCTGCTGGTGGACGTGCCGGATACCGTCTGGCCATCCGAGGTGGGGCTGGTCTTTTCTCAGGTAGAGGGCGCCAGGGAACTTCCTGCGCACCACCAGCGCCGCCTGCAGCATCACATCAACCGAAGGTGGCGCCATAAAATGTTGGAAAGCGACACGTTTCTCGCGGCGAGTGAATCCGGCCCGATTGTTTCTGCATACTACTGGGGAGAGTGTTGATGTCAATAAAACCTTGGGATTAAATAACTATTGTGAAATACATTATGCCGCTGAGTCTTTTCCGACCGCAAGAAAAGGCTCTTGGTTCAATGCTGTGAAAGATGCCTCATTATTTAGCAGGCGAATGAAATATAGTTTCTGCTTTTGAGAGGATAATTCTATCAATCCAGATTGATTGATTATTATGTTCCTTCCAAGAATCGGGAAGTTTTGAATTAATGTCTGAATGTTGGCTATGTTAATAGTTCCATTCTGTATTAGTGGGCTGTTGGCTGTGGTGGCAAGTCTGCGCATGAAGTTTCTATTTCGATGCATGTCATTAAAAATGTCTGCAGGGTTCGGATGGTTTGATACGTCCAGGATGTTTAGCGCGATTATATAAGGGGTTGCATTTGCCGCTAAATTGTTTATGACTTGTTCAAGGCCATATGCTCTTTCAAGTAAGTTAATATTTAGTGCATAATACTTGCTGTTAAAGTAAAAGAAATCTACATTCCCATTTATGTCAATGCTATCATGGGTGACCTCATCAAGGGTTCTACCATTCGCAGAAAAATATGACAATTTTGTTTTTTTATGTAGTGCGATTGGATATTTGTGTTGGTAAACAACAACTCCGTTACCTTGACCATCACAAAGATAATAAATTATTCCTTTAACGGTTGATAGGTTTTGCTGAGCAAAGTCAAAGTCAGCGGGTGCATTATTAACTCCAAAGGTAAGCACGTCCGCCATCTTTGCTAGAGCAGGTGGCAGATGGTTTATTACTTGGTGATCATATTCATGCACCTGCTTATCTCGACTTAGCAGAGAGGAAACTAACGGCAAGGCGTTCTGTCCAGTGTTTGGGTCAACAACATCACGCTTAAGTGATAGACTGAAAGACTGTGTTAATTTCCGTTCTGCACCTGGTTCTAGAGATACTCTGAAAATATCTACTTGCCCTTGGTGTTCTGTAACAAAATAAGCCTCGCCTGAGAGTTGGGCTGAATTTAATATATTATCTATTGCTGTGAACATTTCATCCTCGATTATTGAGTGATTTTAGCAAGACATGTGTTGTTATCTAGTCTGATATATTTTATTCTGCTGTTGTTATCAACTTCGCCATGGCAAATGATTACAAATTCTTTGGTTCCTCTGTCATTTATATTAGCTTTGAAAATTCTAAATCCAAGCAATGCTAACGATGGATTAGAATAAAAACGATTTGTTTTTACATAAATCATTCCTATTGCTACTATCATGATCAAAAGATTCAGCATAGTCCTCTTACTGTTCACATCAGTAAATACCAAAGGCATAACATAGGTGGTTAAAAATTCAAGGTGCTCATGGCTTTCATTTCTAACATCAGAAACCGTGCACGCTACTGACCAACCAGAGTTAAAGGAAAATAATAAATATAGAAAGATTAAAACACCTGCTACAATCATTGCAAAGCTGGAAATAAAAACTATATTTTTAGGTGTGATGCTTGAAAGCAATGTTCCAGTATCTCTGCTGCCCAGGTATGTTGATATATTTACAAAAAGATTCTTGTCATATGACATTATAAAAAGTGATACAAATAATAGCCATAGTGACAATATATATAATGCATACTTTAAACCTGTTCTTTTTTTCATGGCTTCATCTCTCGGGTTAATATACATCTTAGCATCGCTAAAGTTGTACTTTTTGTGTAGTTACACACATCGAACAACTCATTGGCAATAAACAGATACGTAAAGAGATGGAATGGGTTTGCTGCAAGATTGTTTCTGGCACGCTACCGCCACAGACGCATATCAGTGAGTCTGATGGTGGTTGAAATACAAGGTTAGCTTGATGATTTTACAACCTTTCAGATGTCAAAATCCAGCCCCAAAGCCCTTTACCACTCTCCAATTGATACTGGTTTAATGTACAGTATTTTCTTGGGGGTTTAAACTCATACTTAGCTTACCTTACAGAAGCTCATGGGTAGCGTGCATTGCTGTAATACGTGTAGTCGGAAAAGAACAAGATAGTGATGTGACACATTGCGGAAAGTTAAATTTTACAGGAATTACTCTTCCACCTGAGAGCCCTATGCGCGCGGCTTCTCCTTCTAAAAGCTGAAATTTTGGATGATAAACAATGGGCTAGCTTTCCCAAAAAGTGCTCTTAAGAAGTTGACCATTTTTCCATGCAGGTATACTGTATAAAAACACAGTACATGCAAAGGAGGCCACCATGAAAGTTGAATTAACCATTGATCGTATTAAAAAACTTCCTAATGACGCAGTACCGGCGCTGGAGAAAGAGCTTCTAAAACGACTCCAGAATCAGTTCGAAGATTGCAGCCTTGTTATCCGTCGTGCAGGTTCTGATGGACTAAGTGTTTACGGCGCTGAGAAGGAAGCAAAGAAGACGGTCGAGGGGATTCTTCAGGATACCTGGGAAAGTGCAGACGACTGGTTTTATTAAGATTGCACACAGGGGTAGCGCGCATTTTCAGAATACCGCAATTTGCGAATCCCTTTGATGCTGCTGCCGACAATTTCTAATCGCGTCTGTATGTCGCTCAGGGGGATTTCGTGGAGGGTGTAGCTCAGTCAGATCTACGAGTGACCATAACCGATGGGAAAGGAAAAGAGCTGCTGACGTTCAGAATGAGGGCGGAAGAGCGGTATATAATTTGCACCAACGACAGTTCCATAACTCACAGAAAACTAAGCAGGGACGATCGATACTGGTCGAAGGAAACCATAATGGAAGTTGTAAGGGAAATGGCTTCTAAAAATTGACTTGTCACTACATACGCAATCATAATTCTTGAGCTGGCCTGAACAACCAGCAACCTGACATCGATGCGCCACGGAGTGAACACCATGGCGCAGTTACAACTAATCAAGCAATCTTCAGGAATCCTGATCCCCGCCACGCCGGAGACCAGCGACTTTCTGCATTCAAAATGCAAGCTCGGCGCGGTCCTCGAAGGTGAATTCCGTCGCGTCCGTAACGCAGCTCTACACCGCAAATATTTTTCACTACTGAATCTGGGCTTCGAATACTGGGAACCAGTTGGTGGGGCGATCACGCCAGCGGAAAAGTCCATTGTTTTGCGCTACGCCAATTACCTTGCGCAGCACGTCGGTAATGGCGACATCCTGACTTCGTATGCCGAAGGGTTTTTCTGCGACTTATCCGCCCATCGCGCGTCCAATATCACCGCCTGCAAATCATTCGACGCCTACCGAGAGTGGGTGATCGTCTCTGCTGGCTATTACGACGTTGTATTCCTCCCGGATGGCAGCCAGCGAAAGCGCCCAAAGAGTATTTCCTTCGCGAACATGGACGATACAGCATTCGTTCCGCTCTATACCGAAACGCTGAACGTGTTGTGGCGATTCATCCTCCATCGGTCATTCAGGGACCAGCGCGAGGCCGAGAACGCCGCTGCGCAGCTGCTGAGCTTCGGGGACTGACCAGATGGCGAAATCATGGTTCCACCACACCGAATGCACAACCGAGCAGGCCGATGAACTTCAGCGGCAGTACCAGCGCCGCGGCGTAGCCGTTAAGCGCAGCCTCAACCCTGGCTACAAAACTTGGACCGTCAGCGTTGAGCGGCAGGAGCTGAAGTACCTCGAGCCCACGCCGCGTACGTTCCGCCAAAAGGTCTGGGGGTGAGCATGGCTAAGAAACCCCGCCGTAAGTGCGTAAACCAGAGCTGTCGTGAGTGGTTCCACCCCGTGCGTGACGGCCAGGTGGTCTGCTGCTACGAGTGCGCCACCGCCGTTGCCAAAGCGCAGACAGCTAAGAACCGGGCTGAGGCTCTGCGTGCGGAGAAGAAGCGCCAGCGCGAAGAGGAGAAGGCGAAGCGTGCGCGGCAGGCTGAACGCCGCCAGGCGGTGAAGCCATTGAGTTACTTCCGCGACCTGGCCCAACAGGCTTTTAACGAGTTCATCCGATACCGGGATCGGCATCAGCCATGCATCAGCTGTGGTCGATATCACTACGGTCAGTATCACGCCGGGCATTACCGCACGACTGGTGCCAATCCGGAGCTGCGCTTCAACGAGGACAACTGCCATCGCCAGTGCGCCCCATGCAATAACCATCTTTCTGGCAACCTTACCGCCTACCGTCCGGCGCTTATCGCTAAAATCGGCCAGGCCCGCTTTGATGCCCTTATGGGCCCGCACGAATTACCGAAATGGAAGCGCGACGACTACATCCGGATCCGCGACGAGTATCGCTCAAAACTCAAACAACTTAAGCAGCAGGTGGCCGCATGAAACCAGAACTGATCGAATCGCTTCGCATGCGCTGGCTGCGCCTCCGCATTTATCGCCGCCCGGGAACGGTGCTGGTGGACTATCGCATTCTTCGAAACTTTATTCGCATTTACCAGATGGCAGGAGCCGCAGCATGAACCTCGAAAACACCGTGAAATACCACTTCGCAAAATCCACGATGATCAGCGACTCCCCGCGCGCCACTGCATCAGATGCGCTGACCGGTACAGATATCATGGCGGCCATGGGCATGACGCAGGAACGCGCCGCGATGGGTTACAGCGCCTTCCTCGGAAAGATGGGAATCAGCCAGAACGACCGGGATAGGGCGATCGCGCTGCTGGCCGAATACGCGCTGAGTAAATGCGATAAGGTCGCCGCGCTGCGCAAGCTGGAGGCCGGGGTTAAGCCACTGGTGATGCGCCAGCTGGCCACCTTCGCTTTTGAGGACTACTCCCGCAGCGCCGCCAGCGTGAAGCAGTGCGATTGCTGTTCCGGTCAGGGCTTCATTGAAGCTGACGTGTTCTCGATGAAATCGCACTACACCATGCGGCTCCCTCAGTGGGCCAAAGACCTGAAGCAATCACCGAGTGATTTCGAGGTTAAGCGCCAGGTGCGAGAGGTGGCCCGCGTGCTCTGCTCCACCTGCAAGGGGAAGAAGGTTGTCAGCTGCGCCTGCAATGATTGCCGGGGACGCGGTAAAGCTGTAGACCAGAAGGAAACGCAGAAGCAGGGCGTGCCGGTTCTGACTGACTGCAAACGCTGCAGCGGTCGCGGATATGAACGCATCCCATCAACTGAGGCGTATGCGGCTGTTTGCCAGATTACTGATGCGATCAGCCTGGATACCTGGAAGAAGTCGGTTAAGCCGTTTTACGATCAGCTGATCACGAAATTTGATATCGAAGAAGCCTGGGCAGAAGCGCAGCTTAAGCGGATAACACGATAATGCTCACGAAAACGGCTTACGTTTCAATCATGGGCTATTTACTTTTCCCGAATCTGTGTTAATTTTGTTCCAACGATGGGCATTGCGTGTTCACCGTTAAAAAACCCGCCACCGAGCGGGTTTTTTATTATTTGCGCCTTCGTGAGTTGCCCGTGAAATCACTGTTCCTAACCAGAATCAAGATTCTTGGGGAACCTCACACCTCTGGAGGCTCTCTCCGTTCTTCATGCAGAGTGCACTTCACGAACTTGTAATATCTACCTAACGACCAGGACAGGGCATTTCGCGTGCCGTACAACAGCCGCAGCATTCGAACCTAGCAGATATGTGGATATATCAGGTTTATGGGATGCAATAATTATTAAGTCAGCGTCTATCATATCAGCAAGCTTAAGGATCTGGTCCTTTGGCGACCCCGCCACTGCGTGTAGTTGTATTTTGTCAGCAGGAATTTTAAATTTCTTAACGATCTCATCCAGCTTTGATTTGGCAGCGTCCTGGAATTCTTTCATCTTTGGCATTTCTACTGAATATGCCAGGCCTAATGATGAGTAATACGGAAGCGAAGGTACAACCGTGAGAAAATGGACTTTTGCTGTGTTGAGGACTGCATGCGCCTGAACAAAGGGAATCACCATGTTTGTCAGGCTATCCTCGGAAACGTCAATGGGAACCAAAATAGAGTTATACATTTGACCCTCCTGTGTGTTTTTTGCACACCCCAAGGTTAGCCCCTTGATTGCCAGAAAACAGAGAGCCAGATGCCAGAACGATTAAAAAGCTGCGGTCAGATTAGTGAAAATAATTTAATAACTATCTTTTATGGATAGTGTCACGTAGAGTGCTTGGGTGGTGAATCCCCCTATGCGGTGGGGCGGCTAGACAGGCAGGTGAGTAACGCGGTTCTGTGGTCTGGCGCAGGGTCACCGGGAGGCACCCGGCATCACACCCACTCATGCACTTCTTTGTCCGGCTCTGATGTAGGTTATGTTGCGCACAGCAAGCCTGGATTCCGGTTTACATATCAGATAATGTCATCCTGATGAGTTCTGTCAGAGCTTGCAGAGGACAATCATTATGGAAGAAGGATTCTACTGGATACAGTACGGCGGCAGAGTTCAGGTTGCTTATTACACTGACGGCGAAACTGAAGACCTTGAAACAGGCAGAATCTTTACTGGTATCTGGCACCTTACACAAGGTGATGATATTTGTAATGACGGAGAGACTGAGATTTTATCAGGCCCGTTAACGCCACCACATATTTAAAAGAAACACCGGTGCGTTTCAATATATGGTATAGGCTTATATTTGGTGAATCCCCCTGTGCGGTGGGGCAATCCAGTTAATATGTATGTACTTGCGGCTCGTATAACTGGTAACGAGTCACCGGGAGGCACCCGGCACCTATCTGAGTATCCGTGACTGTTTCAATTTATGCCTGCTTGTAAAAGCAGGCATTTTTTTATCCCCACTTTGAAACTGGTGCTATCTTTAAATTGTGAACCAGACCATAACCGCCCACCCGACATCCTGGTCGGGAAGTGACGCTGCTCGACACAGTTGTTGCACCGGGAATGGCCAAGTAACACGACTACCTACTTAAATTGTTTAATTAGTTAGGCCTGCTGAATAAGCGGGCCTTTTTTTATTTCAGACTCTCGGAAACCCCCATCAAGGTCTGTCGTTAATTCATCCGGCGAGCCTGAGCCCTACCCACACAGCACCCGCATCCTGGCGAGGTGAGAGAAATGTCCCGTATGAGCAAACTTGTCACCGGAGTCGCCCTCGGCACCTCAGGAGGAACCATCCTGAACGGCGTCCTCACAAAACTGAGTCCTGACGAATGGAGCGCCATCGGCGTACTGGCAGGTATTGCCGGGATTATCGTTACCGGACTCATTAACTGGTATTTCAAACGCAAGGTCGCTAATGCGCAAGTTAAGGCGCTGGAGAAATACGGCCCGGCGGTGAAAGTTGGAGAAGACTGATATGCCAATGACCAGCAGCCTTCGCAATAAACTGATCGCCGCAGCTGGTGGCGGTGCAATGCTGATTGCCTCACTTTTCCTCGGTGGGCAGGATGGCGTCGAAGGGCGCAAGTATGAGGCCTATAAAGACGTCGCCGGGGTGTGGACTGTGTGCGACGGCCATACTGGGCGGGATATCGTCAGGGGCAAGACTTATACCGATCGCGAGTGTGACCAGTTGCTGTGGAAAGACCTCCAGCCAGCCAAGCGTACGGTAGACAATCTGGTCAGGGTGCCGCTGGGCGAGTATCAGCGCGCCGCGCTTTACAGCTTTGTCTTTAACGTTGGTTCTGACTCGTTCTCGAAGTCTACGCTGCTGCGCAAACTGAACAAAGGTGATCACGACGGGGCGTGCGAAGAAATGCGCCGTTGGGTTTACGCTGGTGGCATGAAATGGAAAGGCCTCCAGAACCGGCGAGAGATGGAGCGATCGATGTGCCTGGCGGAGAGTAAACATGACCTTTAGCCTTCGAACGATTCTGCTGCTCGCTGTCATGATCATGCTACTCGCTTGTGGCTATGGCGAGCTACGTTACAGGAATGGCTGGTATGCCCACGCTGAACACATCAACGTGCTGGCCGCTGATAAGCGGGCCAAAGCCGAAAAGGCTATTCAGCCTGTCGAACTGAAGGCCGCTCAGGCCAGAGACGAAGGCCGGGTAATCTACCGAACCATAACCCGTGACGTGGTGAAATATGTCCAGGATCCAAATCGTACCGTTTGTGATTTTGACGATGAGTCTGTCCGGCTGCGCAGAGAGGCAATCGACGCTGCCAACTCCATCAGCGGATTTGATGCAGGAACCCTGCAAGGGAAGTAACGCTGGCACCAATAGCGATGAAGATCTGCAGGCTGATATCGAAACTGCGGAATGCCTGCGCCAGCTGCGCCTCGATAAGTACCGCTGGCAGGCCTGGTATAAAGCCGTGAAGTGAATGCAAAGCTAACTGCTTGTGGGCTTGATGGCTCCGAAAAATGTCCCTTCCGAAATGAAATCCTGCAGTTCGGAAGGGAGACCAAGAGGGTCAACATTACAAGGAGAATATCAATGTAGTGCATGACTCAATAAAAATCCCAAGTATTAAAATAATAACGAAAATGACACTTTTTTTCTGATTAGGCTAATACCTGCTGAATATTTATTAGCCCGACTAAGCAAAAAGTTTTATACAACTCACAGTAAAAATTTTGGCATCAACTACATTCAAATTGCACGAGTGATTCGACATCTTTGCCATTTAAGCCAATCCCCCTAAGCGGTGGGGCAACCAGTAAAAGCTGGACGTATGCGAATTTGCTTACTGGAGTAAGTTCACCGGGAGGCACCCGGGGTTTGAGGGAAAGACTGAAGGAACAGGCATAACGTCGAACTTTGTGCAAAAGCTATCTACATTGCTGTATGACCCTGACCAGTTCTGTCCGAGCTGGTCTTTTTTTGACAAAAAAAAGCCCCCTGGAGAGAGGGCAAGACATGCTATGGACGGATGTTTCTGAGTGTACTCATGCGGGTCATGAGACAGTTCCATGGGATTCCCTGGTGCAGGTAGGAGCCTTGCAGGGAGTTATAAATATGGTCCGTGGTTCTGATTCAACAAGCGGAAGCGGTAACACCAGGATGATTCTTAATACATAAAAGTAAACGTCCTGATATAGGGTCATATGCTTCGTTAAAGTCTTAACCCTGAGGCCCGGACACCGTCTCCTCTGAACTTTAAGCATAGAAAATTCTTAGCCTCGAAATCGAGAGGCTTTTAATCACCGAGGAATAAGCATGACAGTAGTTCTTACAGCAAAACAGATTGAAGACCTGGCAGCCTTCGCCAAAGAAGACGGCCAGGCACAATACACCATCACCACTGTGACAATCCCGCAGTTCGAAGCGGATGATGGCGAGATTGTCCCGGAATATACCGGACTGATTGCATACTCCGACTCACTGGAACATGGTGTATTGCAACTCGACGGCTAGCCATTACAAAGCCCATCTGCTGGTGGGCTTGATAATGGTTATGAGGGTTTAACAAGGAAAAAGACCGGAAGATGCGACATCATCATCCCCGGCAACCTAATACATATTGTTGTATTTATTTCCTGAAGAAATCATGGCTTATTAAGTACATATGGACAAGGAAACAAAACATTAAATTAACTTAAGTGAAACATTTCATGTTCTCTGACGTTGTTGGACGAAACGTTCTCGGCATCCGGGTTGGAATCAAGCAAGACCATTCAGCCCTGAGAAAGCTGCAGGAGTACATCAGGAAGCAGTGTGTGAGGTAATTCAGTCTACATTTAAAGTCTTACAACTTTGAACGAGATGGAATTGTGCATAACGACAAAGAAGATCATCTTCAACAGGCGTTACTGGTAGTCCTATCCCTTAACGAAGATTCAGGTCTGAGCCTGGAAGGGGTCGTGAACGATGTACGCCGGGAAATGAGTGAGGGCGGGAAGTACAACCATTACTGCCCAGATGGTGCAGAAGAAATATGTAGCATCGTTAAAAAAGCAGTAGAAGAGGTTAAGGCTAAACGCAAAAAGCACTGATGTTTAGTAACCATAAAATAGCGCAATTGCGAATGCCTGTGATAATGCCGATATACATTAATCAGGTGCGCGAGATGTCGGGTAATACCGTTCCGGACGAAGCGTGACGCTGCTATAAGCTGGAAGATGGTGCAGAAGACCAATATCTTCTGGCTCAATGGTTCGAATCCATTCCTGATTACTAAACCCAAGCCACTGGCATCCGCTGGTGGCTTTTTTATTGGAGTAAGTAATGGCAAAACCGGACTGGGGCGAGCTTCAGCAACGGTTCCTGTCCGACCATGCCGTAACCGGCGTATCACCGAAGGAGTGGTGTGAAGCGCAGGGACTGAATTATGCAACCGCACGCCGACACATCAAAAAGCCTTCTGCGCAAACTGCGCAAAAAGCTGCGCAGAAGAAAGTGCGCACTGCGCAAAAGGAAAAGTGCGCAGATGAGCTGGTGGAGGATGATGACTTAACGGCCCAGCAAAGACTTTTCGTTGCAGAATATCTTAAGGATCGCAATGCTACACAGGCAGCTATCCGGGCGGGGTACAGCAAAAAGACAGCCAATGAGCAGGGTGCAAGGCTGTTAGCAAAAGTTAGCGTGGCTCAGGCTATTGCGCAGCAGCAGAAAGCGTCCATTGAACGCACGCTTGGCAGTGCCGATGAAGTTCTCTCCCAGATGTGGCAACTCGCCACCTTCGATGCAAACCAGCTTTCACAGTATCGTCGCGGCGCCTGCCGTTATTGCTGGGGCTTCGGTCATCACTATCAATGGCGCGACGCTGTGGAATTTGACGAGGCCTGCGCAAAGGTGGAAGGGAACGAGCGAGCAAAGCTCCCTGAGGACCCAGGCGGTTATGGCTACGACCACAACCGGGAGCCTAACCCTGGTTGTCCACGCTGTAATGGTGACGGGATCGGACAGCCATACTTCGCGGATACCCGGAAACTTCCTCCAGATGCAGCACTGGCTTATTCCGGCGTGAAGCTGGGTAAGTATGGCGTTGAGATAACAGCCATAAGCCGCGAACGCATGTATGAAGCCGTGATGAAGCGGCTTGGCCTGGCCGATAGCGAGTTTGCGCAGCGTCTGCAACAGATTGAAATCGAGCGTCGGCAACTGGAGGTGGAAAAACTCCGCAAAGAGCTGGCAGCCGATCCTGATGATGATGTTCCTGCACCAGTTGCAATCAACATTAACGTGGTAGACGCGAGGGTTCGTGATGATAGCGCCGACGCTTAACGTTCCTCAGGCGCGCTTCCTCGCAATGCCGCATAAGTTTAAGGCCTATGTTGCCGGGTTCGGCTCCGGTAAGACGTGGGTTGGCTGCGGCGGCATCTGCAAGGGAATGTGGGAGTTCCCCAAAATCAACCAGGGTTACTTCGCGCCGACCTATCCGCAGATCCGTGACATCTTCTATCCGACAGTGGAAGAGGTGGCTTTCGACTGGGGCATGAACGTCAAAATCAACGAGGGGAACAAAGAGGTTCACTTCTACGCCGGGCGTCAGTACCGCGGAACGACTATCTGCCGTTCGATGGAGAAGCCAGGCTCTATTGTCGGCTTCAAAATCGGCAACGCGATGGTTGATGAACTGGACGTTATGGCTGCGGCAAAAGCGCAGCAGGCATGGCGAAAAATCATCGCGCGTATGCGTTACAAGGTTGACGGCCTGCGTAACGGCATCGATGTGACCACCACGCCAGAGGGCTTTAAGTTCGTCTACCAGCAGTTTGTTAAAGCTGTGCGCGATAAGCCTGAGCTGGCGACGCTATATGGCCTGATACAGGCCTCAACGTTCGATAATGAAGCGAACCTTCCCCACGATTACATCCCATCGCTGATGGACTCCTATCCGCCAGAGCTGATTAAGGCGTATTTGCGTGGGAAATTCACCAACCTGACCAGCGGCACCATCTATCACCAGTTCGATCGCAAGCTTAATGACTGTACCGATGAGGAGAAGGCAGGTGAGCCGCTGTATATAGGCATGGACTTTAACGTCGGCAAGATGGCAGCCATTGTCCATGTGCTACGCGAAGGGGAACCAAGAGCTGTCCGGGAGCTGGTGAAGGTCTACGATACCCCGGCGATGATTAAGCGCATCCAGGAGGAGTTCTGGCGCTACGAGGGTGGGCGTTACGTCTCCTCGCGGCAGATTTATATCTATCCCGATGCTTCAGGCGATTCGCGCAAATCGAACAATGCCAGCGCCACGGATATCGCACAGCTTAAACAGGCCGGATTTAGCGTGGTGGTGAACGCCGCCAACCCGCCGGTGAAAGATCGCATTAACTCCGTGAACGCCATGTTCTGCAACGGCAACGGCGATCGCCGTTATAAAGTCAACGTTACCCGCTGCCCGGTTTACACCGACAGCCTCGAACAGCAGGTATGGGCGGCGAACGGCGAGCCGGACAAATCAGCCGACAACGATCACCCCAACGATGCTGGTGGTTATTACATCGTGAAGCAATTCCCGATCATCAAGCCAACCGGAAAAGTCACCAACCTACGGATTTAACTCCATGCCTGATATTTCAACACCCAATCTGGACTATGGGAACATGGTGCAGGCGTGGGACATTAACGATGCCTTGATGGGCGGAACGCTGTATATGCGCCAGCTTGGTGAGGCTTATCTGCCGCGCTGGCCGAAAGAAGATAAAGAGGATTACAAAAAGCGCCTTGCTGTGGCCACGCTGCTACCAGCATACGAAGAGACCATCAACCAGAATGTCGGACGAGTATTCGCTGAGCCTATCCAGCTGGGCGAGAACGTCCCGGATGCGCTGCGCGAGTTCGCGAAAAATGTGGATCTTGAGGGCACCCGCCTGGATGTATGGGCGCAGTCGTTCTTCAGCCTGGCGATGCAGTATGGCCTCTCCCATGCGCTGGTGGACTATCCCCGCGTTGACCCCGAACAGGTTAAGACCAAAGCCGATGAGAAGGCCACCGGCGCGCGCCCGTACGTTACCATGCTGAATCCCCGCCAGGTGATCGGCTGGAAGTCGAAGATGACTGGCGGCAAGGTCGTGCTTACGTCGCTGCGCATCAAAGAGGTGGTGGTCGAAGACGGTGACGACTTCGGGCAGACGAAAGTCGAACAGATCCGCCTCCTGACGCCGGGCACGGTGCAGATTTACCGGAAGGCTACCGGTGCAGAGGGGCAGGCCACCTGGACGTTACATGACGAATGGCAAACCTCCCGCCGCGACATCACCCTGGTCACGCTCTACACCAAACGCACCGGTTTTATGTGCGGCTCACCGCCGCTGCTCAACATGGCGCTGCTGAACGTCAAGCACTGGCAGAGCCAGAGCGAGCAGGACAACATCCTCCACGTCGCCCGGGTGCCCATCCTCACCGTGTTCGGGTTGGAGGAGGGGCAGGAGCTGGTAATTGGTTCTTCATCTGCGGCAAGTTTCAATGATCGGCAGAAACAGGGCCTCGAGTACGTCGAGCACACCGGCTCCTCCATCGGCGCTGGCAAAGAGTCGCTGGCTGAGCTGGTGGAGCAGATGCGCCAGGCTGGCGCAAAGCTGCTGCGCTCCGACAATACCTCGACCAAGTCTGTTGATCAGACCTCAGAAGAGAAGATGCAGGAGCAGTCGCAGGAGCAGTCGCCGCTATACACCATGGCAACCAGCCTGGAAGATGCGATCGACAACATCCTTCAAATCATGGCCGAGTACATCGGCGAGAAAGACGGCGGCAGCGTCGATGTACGCACTGAACTGGATGTTGAGTCGAAAGAGTTCAACCCTCCGGCGGCGCTGGCTATTCAGTCCCTCCGTCAGGGTGGTGACCTCCGCCGTATTGACGCGATTAAGGCGCTGCAGAAGCTCAACCTGATTGACGCTGATGCAGATCCCGATGTGGTGCTGAGCGAACTGCTGGCTGAATCAGCTTCGCTGAATGAAACGCCGCCTGGCGAGGTGTGATATGACCCGGTCCGTTAACGATCGCCTGCAGGACGAGACGATAGCGCATGGCCTGTATGTGACCCGCTATGGTAATGGCGTTGCCCGGCGCATGGTGGCGTTGCTGAGTAAGATGGATAATGACCTGGCGGCCAGGCTGCTGGTGCTGCTGGACGGCAAGCGTGCAGACACCTACAGCGCCCTCCGTCTGGCTTCGCTGCTGGCTGGCGTACGCGACCTGAACCAGCAGGCCTACGAACCGGTCAATGATGCGCTGGCGCGGGAGCTGACGCGCTACGTTGAGTATGAGGCCGGGTATCAGCTGGACCTGTTTAACAGCATTATCCCTAAGCAGATACTTAAACACGTTCCGCTGCAAAGCATTGCACCCGAGCAGGTCTACGCCGCAGCAGCGGCGCAGCCGTTCCAGGGGCGATTGCTGAAAGAGTGGGGCCAGAAGCTTGAAGCCGACCGGCTGGACAAAATCACGAACGCTGTGCGCTCCGGTTTCCTCCAGGGTGAAACGGTAGAGCAGATTGTCCGGCGCGTTGCCGGCACGCCGAAACTCAAACGTGAAGATGGTGTGATCAACGCCTCCAGGCGCGACCTGGCGGTGGTGACCCGTACCGCGGTGAATCATATGGCCGCCTCGGCGCGCCAGGAGTTCGCCCAGGCCAACAGCGATATCGTGAAGGCCAAACAGTGGTCCTCCACCCTGGATACGCATACCAGCCAGTGGTGCATCATCCGCGACCGCAAACTCTACTCCCTCGATGGTAAGCCGTTGGGGCATGTAGTCCCGTACCTGCGCGGACCCGGCAAAATTCATTTCTGCTGCCGTTCCGGCGAAATCCTGATTACCAAATCGTGGGAGGAATTGCAGATAGCCTCCGGTGAGCTGAGCAGCGCTACGCGTGCGTCGATGGACGGGCAGGTACCAGCGCATACCAGCTATGCCGACTGGCTTACCCGGCAACCGTACGCGCGGCAGGAGCAGGTACTGGGCGCCACCCGCGCCATGATGCTTCGCGACGGCAAAATCACCGTGCCAGAGATGTTCAATGATGCCGGGGAGTTTCTTACCCTGGACGAACTGCGCCGCGTGGATGCGTCGGCGTTCGAGTAACACAACCCTATCAATATCAGGCTGCCTTCGGGCGGCCTTTTTTATGCCTGCCGCTAAGCGGATGCGACGCGGTGACCGGGTCGGATGACCTATTACGAATGGCCGGAAGGCTGGAGCAAAACAATGAAACTCAAACTTGATGCTAACGGCAATGTGGTCGTTGAAAACGGTATGCCTGTGTATGTCCATGACGACGGCAAAGAGATTCCGTTCGATGCGGCCGCAGCGATGAACAAAATCACCTCCCTGAACGGTGAGGCCAAAACTCACCGTGAGGCGAAGGAGGCGGCGGAAGCCAGTCTCGCTAAATTTGCTGGCATCTCCGACCCGACCAAGGCGCTCGAAGCCCTGGATATGATGACCAAAATCGACCAGAAGAAACTGATCGATGCTGGTGCCGTTGATCAGGTTAAGGCTGAGATCACTAAGGTTTATCAGCAGCAGCTGGACGAAGCGAACGGCAAAACCAAACAGCTCGAATCCCAGCTCTACGACGAGATGATCGGCGGCCGCTTCGGTGGTTCGAAATTTATCTCCGAGAAGATGGCGATCCCGGCTGAGTTCGTGCGTTCCCACTTCGGCCAGAACTTCAAAATCGAAGATGGCAAGGTCGTGGCCTACGACGGGCAGGGCAACAAGGTGTTCTCCCGCACCAAGCCCGGCGAACTGGCTGGCTTCGATGAAGCGCTGGAATCCCTGGTCGAGTTGCATCCGCAGAAAGACTACATCCTCAAAGCGTCCGGCAACAGCGGCGGTGGCTCTCACCAGTCGCAGCATCAGGCCGGGCAGAAAACCATGAAACGCGCTGCTTTCGACGCCTTACCGCCAGTTGAACAACAAACGGTAATTGGCGGCGGCACGAGCATCGTTGATTAACCGAAAGGAAATCTGAATGTCCAACACCCTCACTGGCCTCATCCCAACCATCTTCACCGCCCTGAATCGCGTATCCCGCGAGCAGGTGGGCTTTATCCCGGCGGTGGCCCGTAACGCCAAAGCCGATGCCGCGGCTAAAGACCAGACCGTGACCGCACCGGTCGCACCAAAAACCACCACCGTTGATATCACTCCGGCAGCAACCGCGCCAAACGACGGTGATCAGAACATTGGTACTGTGGACGTCAAAATCACCAAGTCCAAAATGGCCCCGGTCAAATGGAATGGTGAAGAGCAGCTTGCCATCGGGCCATCTGGTACCTATGACATTGTCCTGGCTGACCAGTTCTCTCAGGCGTTCCGCGCTCTGAGCAACGAAATGGACGCTGACCTGGCAGGGCTGGCTTACAAGTCTTCCCGGGCAGTTGGTGCGCCGAAAGACACCCCGTTCAGCATCAAAGACGACTTGTCTGATGCGGCGAACGCTCGCCAGGTGCTGACTGATAACGGCGCCCCAACCACTGACCTGCGCATGGTCCTGGGCGGCGAAGCGATGGCGTCCATCCGTGGTAAACAGTCCGTACTGTTCAAAGCGAACGAAGCCGGTACCGATCAGCTGCTGCGTGAAGGCATTATTGGTCGTGTGATGGGCTTTAACCTGCACGAATCCGCCAACATCAAGCGCACCGCGAAAAGCTCTGCTGCGGGCTATAAGGTCAACGGCGCGAAGAAAGAGGGCGACATCATTGTTGCTATCTCTGCTGGCACTGGCGGTATTGCTGCCGGAACCGCAGTGAAGTTCGATGGCGATGACAACCAGTACATGGTCGTAGCGGCAACCTCTTCCACTATCACCATCGGCGCGCCGGGCCTGCGTCAGGATCTTGCAGACCAGGCAACTGTCACTGTGCTGAGCGAGTTCGCGCCAAACGTTGCCTTTGACCGTAACGCATTCCTGCTGGCTTGCCGTACCCCGGCCATGCCTAAAGGCGGCGATACCGCTGACGACGTGATGAACGTAACCGATCCGGTCTCTGGTATCACCTTCCAGATCGCGCTGTATCGCCAGTACCGTCAGGTGCGTTACGAGGTTGGTGTGGCATGGGGTGTGGCATCTGTTCAGCCTGAACACTCCACCATCATCATGGGTTAACCCAGGGGGCTTCGGCCCCTTTCTTATTCAGGAGGCCCAATGGCCGGATTGACCAAAGAGCAGCGCGCACAGCGTGAGGCTGAAAAGCTTGCCGCGCAGAATGGCGCTGAACAAACTCCTGTCCAGCAGGACCAGCAGCAGGACCAGCAGCAGGACCAGCAGCAGGACCAGCAGCAGGACCAGCAGCAGGACCAGCAGCAGGACCAGCAGGGTGTTGAGCTTGTGGTGATGGTGCGCGATGAGCCTGAATTTCCCGGCGGCCCGCTGAGCGCTGAGGTTCACCCTGACGAAGTGGATAACTGGCTGGCGCTGGACTGGCGTCTGGAGGAATAACAATGCTGGTTGCCGATCCCCATTCGCCTGACTTCAACAGCTACGCCAGCGTTATTGACCTTCGCACGTTCGCGGCGGGGCGCGGATATGCCGTTCCCGCGGATGATGGCGAATGTGGCCAGATGCTGATGCAGGCGATGGACTATCTGGAAGGCAAGACATGGCGCGGCGCACGCTCCAGTGCATCACAGCCGCTATCGTGGCCGCGTGCGGGCGTGCACTTCGACGGCGTTGACCTGCCAGATGACACCATCCCACAGCGCCTGGTTGATGCGCAGTGCCGCCTGGCTCTCGAATCGCAGGAGATTGATCTCACGCCGTCGGTCGCTGGTGGTGGTGCGGTAACGATGGAACGCGTAGAGGGCGCAGTCACGGTCCAGTACGAACCGGGCACGAATAAGGCGGCACCGTCATTCCCCTGGCTCTACTCCTCGTTGCGTGGGCTGGTGGTGGGCGGCAATCAGATTCGCATCGAAAGGGGGTGATATGCCAATCGACTACCGCCGCATGCGAAACACCGCAACGCGACTGCTGACCGAGAACGGGAAGGCTTATCCGCTTACCCGCGGTGGCGGCACTACCCGCGATAAGTTCGGCAAAGAGGTAACCACCCCGGCTATCACTGCGACCGTCACTGGCGTTGTCACTGAATACTCCTCTCGTGAAATAGATGGCTCTCTGATTACTACTGGCGATAAAAAGCTGGCGGCCACAGCCGAAACGGAAGTGCGTATTGACGACCGCATCGAGATCGACGGCAAAGCATGGCGGGTGGTGCAGCCTAATCCGGTTAAGCCTGCCGAGTTACTCATCTCCTACAACATCCAGCTGAGGGCGTGACTATGGCCAGCTCTGTTAATCAGCCGTTCCTGGCTGCCATTCAGTTATTTATGGATAGTTCGAAGCAGGAGATGGATCAGGTGGTGCGCCGGACGGGCATTAAAATCCTCGCTCAACTGGTTGAAATGTCCCCGGTGGGCCAGCCTGATATCTGGCAGGTCAACCAGACCGCGACAGCGTACAATACTGCGGTGCGGGAGCATAACGCGGCCCTTCGCGATGACCCTGCCAACCTGACCAAATCGGGACGGCTTAAGCGTGGTCTGCGCGTAAATGACTCGATGGACATCAAAAAGCCTGAGGGTTATGTCGGCGGGCGCTTCAAAAACAACTGGTATGTGGGTTTCGACAGCCAGCCTACTCAGTCTAACGATACACCGGACGCTTCCGGCCAAGGTTCAAACTCCCGTGGCATGGCGGTGCTCGAGGTGTTCAGGGTGGGCCAGGTCAGCTCGATTTACTTCACCAACAACATGCCTTACGCCAGGGCTCTGGAAGAGGGTCACTCCACTCAGGCACCGGGCGGCATGGTGCGAGTAACTGCTCTGGACGCCGCGCAGCTGTTCCGTGAAGCAATGAGCGAGGTGCGTAATGGCCGGTGACCAGTCAATGCGGATCGCTGACCTGCTTGAGAGCCGGGTTGCGGTAATCTGCTCCTCCCTCGGACTGCCGGTGGCCTGGCCGAACATCGCGTTCAGTCCCCCGGATAATGTGCCATACGGGCGCGTTTATATCCTGCCTGCGCAGACCGTAGGGCAGGACATGGAAGGCCAGTTGCGTACGTACCAGGGCATTCTTCAGCTCAACATCATCGCTCCTGCTGGTAGTGGCGTGAATCAGGCCAGAGGGCTGGCTCAGTCCATCGCTGACTCCTTCCCCGAAGGGCTGCCGCTGGTGGATGGTGACCTGACCGTATACATCAACGGCCCGCCACAGGTGCGCACGCCGATACAGGATCGCCCAACATCTGCACCCAACGGCAGTAGTGGATCCATCACCTACACCACCCCCGTCAGCATGCAGTACCGCGCTGATTACTGACCCGCCAACCGGCGGGTTTTTTATTTCCTCAATTCAGGAGAATGCAATGGCATTCGCAATCCCTAACGGGTCACGTGTGAACGTGGCCAAGGCCTATCTTGCGCCGATTGTCTTCACAGCAGCCTCCAACGCGACGGAATGCGAACTGACCGTTGCCTCCGCTGCCGGGATCCTTGCAGGCGATGTCGTCCAGGTAAGCTCTGGCTGGCTCAAACTCGATAACATGGTGCTGCGCGTTAAATCGGTGACCGGCACCAAAATTGTGCTGGAAGCGTTCGATACCACCGACACCAAGAAATTCCCGGCGGGCACCGGCGCGGGTACACTGCGCAAAGTCGACTCGTGGATCACCATGCCACAGGTCATGACGTTGTCCACTGAGGGTGGTGACCAGCAGACCATCAGCGTGCAGTTCCTGGAGGATGATAAGGCCCGTACCATCCCGACGTTCAAAAATGCCGTGGTTCAGGTCTACACCTTCGCGCACGACCCGATGCTGGCTATCTACAAACGTCTGATTGACCTGGACGACTCCAGCGACACCACGGCGGTCTGGTTCCACAACCCTCGCGGGAAAGCGGATCGTTACTACTCTGCCAAAGTGTCGTTCCAGCGCGTGCCACGTACCGAAATCAACGCCGTGGAAAGCAACGAAGCGCGCATGAACTTCGAATCGGATATGCAGATTTACCCGATCGCCGACTCCTCCGCTATGCCGCTGGCCTTCCTGACTGACCTGCCTGCAACCAAATCAGTCGCCTCTGGTTCTGCGCTGGATCTGGCGGTTGTCATGCAGGGCGGTTCCGCGCCTTACACCTACGTGTGGAAGAAAGGCGGTACCGCTATCCCGGGCAAAACGGCCTCGACGTTCAACATCCCGTCTGTGGTATCCAGCGATGCTGGCTCTTACACCTGCGAAGTCACCGACGCCGAGGGCAAGACCATCACCTCTGGTGCGTGTGTCGTCACGGTCAGCTAACCACTCTGGCCCGGTTCGCCGGGCTTTTTTACGGCCCCATCCTGCACCTTTCTAAGGAACCGAAATGACCCAATTCTCCCTGATCCCAAACCCGACCTTTCCCGCCACTGCCAGCATTCCGCGCGCCGGTGCTGAAGACGGCAAACTGACCTTCACCTTCCGCCACAAGACGCTGGAGGAACTCCGCGCAATGGATGAGAAGCTGCAAAAAGCGGCCGAAGGCAAAAAGGCAGCCGTAGAGCCGCAGGCCGATTACCTGATGGAAATCGTCGAAGGCTGGGCGCTGCCGGATGAGTTCACCCGCGGTAACGTGATCGTCCTCCTGCAGAACTATCCGCGCGCGTTCGACAGCATCGGCCTGGCCTACACCAAAGAACTGATGGGTATCCGCGAAAAAAACTGAGGCAGGTCGCCGCAGCGATGTATACACCGGGACCGACGCTCGCGGAGTTAGCCGCTTTTGGTTTAACGCCTGAAGACGTGGAGGAAGAGGTGGGGATCCTGCCATCCATATGGGAGGCCTTTACCGTCTTCTCCGCAATGGCGACTCAATGGCGCGTCGGTGCGAGCGGTGCGACCGGTCTTGATTACAACGTTCTCCCCTGGGTATTTCAGTTGCACGGGGTTGAGGATGCGGCGGCCTGCATGGCTGACCTTCAGATTATGGAAAGCGAGGCTCTCAAAGTAATGCACAAGGAGACGAAATAATGACAGACCAGATTGCCTCGATTACTTTGCGGGCCGATGTTTCTGACCTGAAAACTGCCAGCAATGAGCTGGATAAACTCGGTCAGGCGGCGGCTGGTGCCGTCGATAAAGCCGATGACCTTAACAGCGTGTTCCGCGCTGGTGCAGATGCTGGAAAGCATAGTGCGGCTGCACTTTGGGAGCAGCAAAAATCTTTTAAGGGGCTGCTTGAGAGTATTGATCCGACCCTTGCGGCCCTAGGTAAGCTTGATGACCAGCAGCAAAAACTGCGGTCGATTCATAGTAAGGGTTTACTCGATACTGACGAGTTCACTCATTATCAAAAAATCCTGGACGATACCCGGCTTAAGCTGACGGATACCGGCGAAGCAGCTGCGCGTGCCCAGGCAGAACTCGCGGCCACCCAGGCGGCAGAGAAGCAGTCCGCAGCGCTGAAAAACCTGCTGGGTTCCATCGACCCAACGATCCGCGCGTTCAACTCGCTGGATGAGCAGCACGCGCAGCTGGTGGCGCATTTTGAGGCGGGCCGCATCAACGGCGCTCAGTTCGAACACTTCAACAGCATCCTCAATCAGACGCGCGAGCGGCTCTCTAATGTGGCCGACGTGTTGCCTGAGGCGTTATCCCGGCAGGAGTTAGCCGCCCGCCGTGCTGGTATCTCTGTGGGCCAGTACAGCGCAGCGATGCGTACGCTGCCGGCCCAGTTCACGGATATCGCCACCCAACTGGCTGGTGGGCAGTCACCGTTCCTGATCCTGCTCCAGCAGGGTGGGCAAATTAAAGACCAGTTTGGCGGGGTGAAGGGGGCACTTACTGGGGTTGGTGACTATCTGCGTACCTTGGTTGGTTTTATCAACCCAGTAACAATCGGTATTGGTGGTCTTGTCGTTGGCCTTGGTGCTATGTCTGTCGCCTGGTACAAAGGCAGCCAGGAAGCCAGTGAGTTTAATAAGCAGCTCATACTCACCGGTAATTATTCGGCCAGTTCGGCGAGCCAACTGTCAGACATGGCTCAAAAAATTGGAGGCTCCAGCGGTAAGGTTGCGGCTGCCGCTCGGACGCTCGCGGAGGTAGTTGGGGCAGGGACATTTAAAACGGAGCAGCTCGAAACAGTTACACGAGCCGCGCTGGCGATGCAGGAGGCCACCGGCCAGTCTGTTGACACCACCATTAAGAACTTCCAAAAGCTGTATGCCAGCCCAACCAAGGCAGCGGAAGATCTTAATTCGACGCTCCATTTCCTCACCTCGTCGCAATATGACTATATTTCGGCACTGGAGCGTCGGGGTGATAAAGAGGGCGCGGCAGAGGCGGCTGCTAAAGCTTATAGCCAGGCTGAGCAAAAACGCAGCCAGCAAATTCTCGACAATATGGGACTAATTGAGAGAGCGGCTGGTAGCGTCAGCAAGGCGCTTAAAGGCATGTGGGATGAACTTCTGAATATTGGACGTCCTGAAGCTCCTAACGACATGCTCCGGAAGATGCAGTCCGAACTTGCTGAGCGTGAGAAAGCCCTGCTTCCAGAGAGGCAGCGTCAGGGATATGGATATAGCTATGATTCGAGCAGTAACGATCAGGAATATGACGCACGTAGGAAAGCTCAGCTATCAGCGATAAGTGCCTTAAAGGCGCAAATAGCGCCACTTCAACAAGCGGCACAGCTTCAGGAAGATATTAATGCTTCTATTCAGCAAGGTACCGAGGCTGACAACAAGCGAACTAATGCCCTGATTTACCGCAATCGCATCCTTGAACAATCTGCGACCTGGCAGGAAAAACGCAGTAAAGCATTATCTGAGCTTTGGAAAAATGTTGCGGCATCACCCGATGACTGGAGCGCATCGCAACGCCAGCAGGCTGTAGACGCGATTAACAAGCAGTTTCATCCTGATAAAACGCCCAAAACTCCAGCTGTCAAGGTTTCGGCAGGTGACCGAACACTTGATAACTACAATGCGGAAACTCTGGCTCTGCAGGCGCAGCTAAAAACGCTCCAGGAACATCGTGATATTAACGACGTGATCAGCCAGCAGCGTAAGCAGCAGTGGGAGCTGATTTCGAAGTTCAGCATCCTGGAAGAGGCTTCCAAAACCCGAGCGCTCTCAAAGGACGAGCAATCTCTGCTGGCAACCAAAGACCGAGCGCTTGCTCAGGCTGAGGTGAATGCAGGGCTAGGTGATCAAATTGCTATCCAGGAACGTCTGAATCGGTTGCAAGACAGCTCCCAGAAGTACGTAACCCAGATGGCTGAGAAGACATCTGCATTAAGTGATAGCGCGGGGTTAAGCAACCGGCAGGCGCAGCGTTTAAGAGAGGAGGCACAACTTCGTCAGGGCTGGCTGAACGGAGGAGGTAAGCTTGAAGACGCTGGATATGAGAAAGAGTTAGCAGCGCTTCGGAAATATTATGCTGAAGAAGATAAGCTGCATGGCGATTGGAAATCAGGCGCGATCAGCGGTTGGAATGAGTATCTGGATGCCGCCACCAATACCTATGACGCCGTTAAGAACGTAGCCAGCTCAACCCTGACAGGCCTGAGCGACATGCTGACCGAACTTATGACCACCGGAAAGGCATCGGTCAAAGAGTTTGGCAAATCGATGCTCAAGATGATCCTGGATGTGACGAACCGCCTCATGGTGGCCTACGCGGTGCAGGCCGCGATGGGATGGATCGGGGGTGGTGCTGGTAGTGGCTCAACTCCTGGTGGGGGTTATGCCAATGCTGCATCTAGCGTTACATTCAATGCCAAGGGCGGTGTCTATGAATCACCAGGGCTCAGCAAGTATGTGAATGGCGTATATGACTCACCTCAGTATTTCACATTCCAGGGCGCGTCGAAGTTTGCCAAAGGCGGAGTATTCGCTGAGGCAGGCGCTGAGGCGATCATGCCGCTGACGCGGGATTCTGCGGGGCGGCTTGGTGTCAGGGCGCAGGGAGGAGGCGGTGCCCAGCCGCAGGTCAACATAGATATTTATGTCGATAATAAGGGCAATGCAACATCAAACACATCTGGAGACGGAAGCGCTGCAGCACGGGCGTTAGGGAAGGAAATAGAATCTAAGGTGACGGAGATCCTTGCGAGGGCTGCTCGAAGCGATGGCCTGCTTGGTAGACAGTTCCAGTCCAAATAAGCACCGTCTTAAATTCTGAGATGGCAATATCACCCGTACCTGGTTACACCGATACTTCCCCTGGTTATTATGCTCGAAACCATACTAATCAGGGGATGATAATGAAAAAGGTCTTCACGACTGTGGTGTTAGCAATGGCTCTTTCTGCGTGCGCTGGTAATGGCCCAGGCAATAACGTGCAAAAACAAGCCAAGTATGATGAGCTGTCAAAATGCGATCTGGACTTAGAATTTCCCTCTCAGGCGCCAAAAAATAAAATGGAATTTGCTGAGTATCTTTCAACTCAGGCACGTAACGCATCTGCGGATCAGTTCGTAATTCAAAAGCGGATAGAAATCCTTCAAATGGTTGGGTGGAATGATTCTGTTGCCGATGCAATAGCTACTTGCGGTGTCAAAAGAAAAGACAAACGTAAGGAGTATGCCTCAGGAGTGTTTGAGGCGATGAAGTCAGCTACTACAGGTGCTGATGAAAAGCATGCTCTTATCAATGCCTACAGCTCCTGGGAAGCATATGTGACCAGCCAAACACCTCTCGCCAAACAGGATTTCAATGCCAAGGTGAGTTACTACAAAAATATGTGATTATGCTGATATTTTGACCACCAAGCCCCGCCCGGGGCTTCCATGACAGCCCACTCATGTGGGCTACATGTTCTTGCAACCATGCCCAATCACACATGACTGTCTGATTGTAGTAATGCGTTCAGCTGCTTTTTCAGTTATGTAATCCTGCGCCAAACCAGCGCAAATTGTGACAATCAACACGATTAGCCAAACCCGGTTCATTTGATCCTCTAAACAAATATGAAGCGATGGTGCAGTGCCGCTCTGTGGCGGTTTGATAGCCCACTCAGGTGGGCTTTTTGATATTGAAAGGGCGACCGAAGCCGCCCAGCTGTTAGTAGCAAGTGCCGCCCGCGTGATGCGAACCAGTTTCACCATGTGGATGTGTACCTTTCGGGCAAGCCATTGCGTTAGTGGTCATCAAGCCGAATGCTGCTACCAGTAACAGTGCTAGTACTTTTTTCATTTGTTAATCCTTACCAATATTAATGTAATGCGATGGTTATGCAGGTTATTGTAATAAGAACTTATGAAGTAAAAACTTTGTAAATAACAAATAAAATAAATAAGCAAATAAGATTGCTAATTATGCTGCTGCCTTTTTTATTAGCAGATTTTCTCCCTGAAGTACCGGTGGTGTATGAAATTCCAGTGCCAGGAATGCCAAGCGTTGTTTTTACGCCTCTACTGCTGATATTTGTAGTACAGCCGCTTTTACCGATTGATGTGCTTACGCCGCTTTTGCTGATATTTATAGCGAGTCCGGGAGCAATTCGGATCCGTTTGCGAAATCTAAACCCCATTGGAAACTCCTTTAATTAAAGATGCGATGGGGCAGGGCCGCTCTGTGGCAGCTTATAACTCCAAGTTCGATTTTGACATATCAAAGGGTGTCTTAGCTAATCTTAGTTGATTGAAAAGCGAGCAGTTGATTTGAAGGGGGCGAAATATTACAGCAATCTATTAAGAAGCACATTGTCATCTGGACTCTTAAATGTGTCGCTGTGGTACTACACCCTTCGAATGAATTCATGCAGAACCGACAAACTACCAAGCCCCACCCTGGGCTTCACCAAACTCGAGCCTCGCTAATGCGGGGCTTTTTTACATCTATAGCCGAGAGGCAGGAGAGATTTATGATTTTAGAAGAACGATTAACAGCAGTAGAGGCAGAATTGGACGAAATGAAAGCCCAGAATGCAGCTTTAAAAGATTCAACAAGCCGGGCTTTAGGTGATCTTATGACACAGGTCTTAAGTTTAGCATCGACACTAGCAACTTTTGCGTCTGGAATGACTGGTAAAAATTAGCATTGAGAAAAATTTTCACGTGCTTTATGTATGGCTAATTCTTCCAACTGTTTGAGTGTCATATTCTCTGCATGGCCATGTGGCAATTCAAGCCAAACGCTATGGCTTGAATCATCTTCCCCTTTTAGATTGGCTAGTATTCTGTGGTTATTGCCATGGGTATTTGAAAGACCGCCTATATTTTCTAATTTGAATTTCATATAAATTCCTATTCAGAGGTGATCAGCCATCCCTCATTGCTATGTGCGCCTATGTCCCAAACATGAGCGGGCTGAACCCACAACATAACCAGGTATCTAGATTTGTAACATCCTGATATTCAGACAGTAGCCACCTTCAGGTGGCTTTTTTTATGGAGCAAACATGGCAGTTGAGACCTACAGCTGGCGCTCGCAGCTCGGCGCTGGCCCTGTTGAATATAGCCAGACAGTTCGTGCGGCGCAGTTTGGCGATGGCTATGAGCAGGTTGCCGAAAACGGCATCAACTCCACGGCGATCCAGGTGCCGATGAAACATACCGGCACTGAGACAGAGGTAAACTCAGTGCGCGATTTCCTCCTGGCTCATACCGTGAAGGCCTTCATCATTACGCCGCCGGGCGAAGAGAAGGGGATGTATCGCGTTGTCTCCGACTCTGTTCGCAAAAACCAGATCAACAGCAAGTTTGCCGAGCTGACATTCACCATTAAGCGCGCCTATGGCGTTTTTGCCTGAGGTAGAACATGACAGCACTGATTGATACAGCAGCGAAGCTGGCACCAGGTGGCAGGGTCCGCCTGGTCGAAGTGGATGCCTCAGAGTTCAGCGGCGGGATTCATCGCTTTCACTACAGCCCGTTTCCCCATACGCCTGCCGAGATTGACGCGGCGAATGGCGACGAGGCCAGGCTGGGGCCGAAGCCTATCATCTGGGATGGCAACGCCTACGAGTTCTGGCCTTTCCAGATTGCCGACCTGGCGCTTTCAACGGATCAGGCCGCCGAGCCAAAGCTCAGCGTGTCTAACCTCGACGGCCATATCACTGCGCTGTGTCTCCAGTTTAAAGACATGGTAAATGCAAAGGTGAGCATCATCGACACCTACGCGGTTTACCTCGATGCGGTGAACTTCCCCAGCAGTGTTAATCCGACAGCAGATCCGACGATGTTCTCCCTGCAGACTTTCTGGCTGGACACCAAAATCTCTGAAGATGACGAGATGGTGTCCTGGTCGCTCAGCAGCCCGGCTGACCTGCAGAACCTGGTTATACCCACCAGGCAGATCACCTCGCTCTGCGAATGGGCAATGCGCGGACAATACCGCAGCGGTGACGGCTGCACCTACAACGGCACGGCATATTTCGATGCGAAGGGTAATGCGGTAGCTGACCCGGCGTTTGATGTATGTGGGGGTTGCCTCAGTGACTGCCGCAAGCGCTTCGGTGCGGGGCTGGCAGAACCGAACACTGCCGTTCTTGATTTCGGCGGCTACCCGGCGACAGTTCTCTTCACTCGATAACCGGATATACCAATGAACAAAACCATTATGACGGCGATCCGGGCGCATGCGCTGGAGGAATCCCCGCGCGAGTGCTGCGGCTTCGTCATCCAGTCGGGGCGGCGCCAGCGCTATATCCCGGTGCCGAACAGCCACGAGAATCCGACCGAGCATTTCAGAATCGACGGTGAGCACTGGGCGAACGCCGAGGACGCCGGATCCATTATCCGCGTCATTCACTCCCACCCGGGTGATGGCGCACGACCTATTCCGTCCAACCTCGATCGCCAGCAGTGTAATAACTCTGGTGTGGTCTGGGGCATTTACGCGCCGGACTGCGATGAATACGCAGAGATAACACCAGACGCCATCCCGCTGATTGGCCGTTCGTTCCTCCTTGGCTCGCATGACTGCTGGGGGCTGGTCATGGACTGGCACGCTACACAGGGCGTAGCGCTGAACGATTTCCGCGTGAATTATCCGTGGTGGGAAAGCCAGTACCCCGACAACCTCTATTTCGATAACTGGGAGTGTGAGGGGTTTGTCGAATGCGACCCCGCGCCCGGGTGCATGGTCATCATGCAGGTCGAGTCGGACAAGTGGAACCATGCGGGGATCATCACCGAAGAGGGCGAGCTGCTGCACCACCTGTACGGCCAGCCATCCTGTATCACACCTTATGTCCGTGGATATTTTAAAGACCGGACGATGATCTGCGTTCGGCACAAAGACCTGCCGCAGGAGATTAAGCCATGGCGCGCTTAACCACGATTCGATTGTATGGCGCGCTGGGTGCCCGTTTTGGCCGCGTTCACCGACTGGCGGTGCAGACGTCAGCGGAAGCGGTAAAGGCGCTGTGCATCAACCTGGACGGGCTGGAAAGCTTTCTCATGAATGCCAAAAAAAACGGCATCACCTTCGCGGTGTTTCGTGGCAAACGTAACATCGGCGAACAGGATTTCAAGGAGCTGGGTGGTGACAGTGATATCCGCATCGCGCCTGTGCTGGAAGGGGCGAAAAAGGCAGGTTTATTCCAGACGATCCTTGGCGCAGTGATGGTGGTGGCGGGCATCGTAGTGTCTGGCCTCTCTGCTGGCTGGGCCAGTCCGGTCGGTGGCGCCATGATTTCTGCTGGTATCGGCATGGCTGCAGGTGGTATCTACCAGATGCTCTCGCCGCAGCCCAAAGGCCTTCAGGGGCGTGATGACCCCGACAATAAACCCAGCTATGCCTTCGGCGGCGCAGTGAACACTCTGGCGATGGGCAACCCGGTCGCGCTGCTGTATGGCGAGCGCGAAATTGGCGGCGCCATAATCAGTGCGGGGATCGTGGCCGAGGACATCTGAGAATTTCTTACTCTTCAATTAGCACCCAATCAGGTGCTTTTTTTATGGATGCAATATGGCAACGATTACTGGTGCAAAAGGCGGCAGTCAGAAGCAGCACACGCCTGTTGAACAACCCGATTCCGCGCAGTCGATGGCGCGCTGCCGTATGCTGCTGGCGCTCGGTGAAGGCGAGTTTGCTGGTGGACTGGATGCTACCCGGATCTTCCTTGACGGCACGCCGCTGGGCAACGCCGACGGCTCGATGAACTTCGAGAATGTCTCCTGGGACTTTCGTCCGGGCACGCAGACGCAGTCGCCGATCCCCGGGTTCCCAGCCGTGGAGAACGAGACCAGCATTGGCGTGTCGCTGACGAAGGTCACTCCCTGGACCCGGGCCATCAGTAATACCCAGATTGACGCAGTGCTGGTGCGTATCGGCATTACCGGTCTGCAGCAGCAGGAGAATGATGGCGATATCGTCGGCACTTCCGTCACCTATCACATCGATGTGGCGGTTGATGGCGGTGCTTACAGCACTGTGCTCACCAAAACCGTAACGGAAAAGCTAAGTTCTCTGTACGAGCTGACCCACCGCATCAATCTACCCAAGGCTAACACCGGCTGGCAGATCCGCGTGGTTCGCGATACCGCAGACAGCACCAGCCAGATGCTACAGAACAAGACACAGGTGCAGGCAATCACGGAGGTGATCGACGCGCGCCTGCGCTATCCGCATACCGCGCTGCTGTATGTGTCGTTCAACGCAAAATCCTTTAACAACATCCCGAAGATATCCTGCAAGCCGAAAGGGCGGATTATCCGCATCCCGCAGAACTATGATCCGGTTGGCCGGGTTTATAACGGCACCTGGGATGGGACATTCAAATGGGGCTGGTCGAATAACCCGGCGTGGATCTGGTTCGATGTACTCACGGAGCCGCGCTTTGGCCTGGGTCGTCGGGTAACGGCAGCCATGCTGGATAAGTGGGAGCTTTACCGCATAGCCCAGCGCTGTGACCAGAAGGTGCCCGATGGTAAGGGCGGCACCGGTACCGAGCCGCGCTTCCTGTTTGACGTCTATATCCAGTCGCAGGCCGATGCCTGGCAGGTGATAAAGGATATCGCCGCTGGCTTCAACGGTATGACGTTCTGGGGCAACAACATGTTCAATGTTGTCTCGGACATGCCAGCGGACACGACGAAGCTGCAGATCCTCACTCGCGCTTCGGTCGTCGGAAAGCCGAACTATTCCAGCGGCAGCGAGAAGAACCGCTACAGTTCGGCGCTGATTAACTTCAGCGACCCGGACAACCACTATCAGGATCGCACCACTGCGGTGATGTTTCCTGACCTGGTTAAGCAGTTCAAATTCAAGCAAACGCAGCTGACTGCCATTGGCTGTACGCGTGAGAGTGAGGCGCAGCGCCGCGGCGGCTGGGCGGTGTACTCCAACTATCTCGATCGCCTGATTACGCTGCAAACCGGACTGGATGGCTTTGCCTATGTTCCCGGCACCGTGTTCGCTTTTGCGGATGAACGCTTTTCCGGGCGAGTGTATGGTGGGCGCGTTGTGAGTTACAACGTCGGGCTTAAAGCCGTTACAACCGATCGCGGGACCAGCGCCGTCCCGGGCGACACGCTGATGATCCGCACACAGGGCGGCATTGTGGAAAACCGGGTCATTCAGGCGGTCAACGGCACGCAGTTAATCGTGGCCACAGCTTTTTCCTCTGCGCCAGCGCCAGATGCCGTTTTCGTTATCGATGCCGGACAGCTGCGCCTGCAGTATTTCCGTGTGATGAACCTGACATTCAACGACGAGGAGAACACCTACACTATTACGGGTGCGGAATACAACGCCTCGAAATATGACGCTGTCGATAACAATGCGCGCCTGGACATCCCGCCTGTCAGCCTGATTCCTACTGGTGTTGTTTCTCAGCCCGGAAACGTCGTGGTATCGAGCTACGACTCAGTGAGACAGGGGCAGCGCATTGCCACGCTGACGGCCTCCTGGGATGCTCCGCTGGATAAAGCCGGGAAGCCGCAGGCGGATGTGATCGCCTATCAGGTTCAGTGGCGCCGCGGGAGCAGCGAGTGGGTGAACGTTCCGCAAACCGGCCTACGGAATATGGAAGTTCCGGGCATTTTCGAAGGTGATTACCTGGTCCGCGTTCGGGCGATAAACGCTGGTGGTGCGTCAAGTCTGTGGGCAACGTCAGCGCTGACCCATCTCAAGGGCCGGGTTGGTGAAGTGCCAAAGCCAGCCAACTTCAGGACAACGCCTTTGCTTTGGGGGGTACAGCTGGACTGGGATTTCCCCGCAGGCACTGGCGATACGCTGCAAACCGAGATCCAGTATTCGCCGGTCTCGACCGGCGCGAATGCACAACTGTTGACGGGAGTGCCTTACCCGCAGCACATGTATCAGCAGCTGGGCCTGAAAGCCGGGGTAGGCTTCTGGTACCGCGCGCGGCTTGTTGACCGCACCGGCAACCAGTCAGCCTGGACTGACTTCATTCAGGGCAGCAGCAGCTCGGTTGCCGCAGATTACCTGGTGGATATCGATAACCAGATCAAACAGACCGACGCCTATAAGAACCTCGTTTCGGACATAGATGATCTGGGTGATGACCTTCAGTCAGCGCGCGACGACATCACCGCAGTTACGACAGAGTCGGCGGCAACCAAAGCAGGCCTGGCACAGGAGGTCACGGACCGTAAAAAAGCCATCACCGACGAAGCGGCAGCACGTGGCCAGGCGTTGCTGACCGAAAAGAACGCGCGCGTCGCGGATATCAGTAACGTCAATCAGACGATCCAGACCACCACCGAATCACTGGCGCAGATGATGGCGCAGATTTCTGCGGGTACTGGCGCACAGTTTGATCCACTCAAAATCTGGTATTTCGATTCGACAGTGGAGGGCTGGACCGGGAACGGGACCCCGACCTTTGTTGACGGGTGGATCCGCCCGGCGAACCATGCCACCGATCCATGGGTGGCGTCTCCCGGTTCACTGGGTGTTAACTCGTCGTCCTATCGCTTCGTTAAACTGCGCATCAGGAAGTTCGGGGCGCCGGGCTGGGCGGGGCAGCTGCGGTGGCGGGGTACCGGTGGTTTTAACGATACCAACATGGTCACCGTCGCCGAGCCTGCTTATGACGCGAACGGGATCGCCACGCTGGAGTTCGACAATATTCCCTGGCTGACTGAAGCCACAATGAATCAGTTCAGGCTGGATCTGTCCACTAAGCAGGATGCGACGAACTACTACCTGATTGACTGGGTGGCGCTCGGGCGGCCTACGCCCGGTGCAGGTATGGCGGCGCTGCAGCAGGAAACGACAGCACGTGTCGCTGGCGACCAGGCGGAGTCCACAGCGCGCGAGACGCTGGCGACGCAGATCCGGGGCGGCTATACCGGTGACGATCCGTCAAAACTGGCATCGGGTCTGCTGTACACCGAACGCCAGGCACGCATCACGGCGCAGGAAGCTGAGGTGACGGAGCGGAAGAAGCTGGAATCGACCGTTAACACTAATCAGGCATCTGTTACTCAGGAGCTGGCGACGCTGACGACAGAGCAGGAGGCCCAGGCCACCACGCTTTCGGGCCTGCAGACCACAGTTGGCAAAAACACCGCTGCGATAACGCGCATTGATAAAGCCGTTTCTGATAACAATCAGGCGCAGACCTCCGCGCTGGCTGCGGTTAAGGCCACGACCGACAAGAACACGGCGGATATCAGCACGGAAACCACGGCCCGTACGGATGGTGACAGCGCGCTGGGCCGCCGTATCGACAGCCTCAAGGTTGATGTGGACGGTAACACGGCCAGCCGGGACGCCGGTATTGTTGGTAACGTCACCAATGCGCTCGCCAACTTCATGGCGTTCTCCGATCAGCGCGTCACGTTTGCCGTTGGCGAAACAAAAACGCAGGCCGATATCACCGAGACCCGGAAGACCGCCGCGGATGCCACAAGCGCTGTAGCTGAGCAGGTCACGACGCTTAAGGCCAGGGTTGAGCAAAACGGCCAGACTAACGCCGCAGCCATCACGCGCATTGATAAAGCCGTTACTGATTTATCAAGCGCAACGGCCATCAGTATTCAGCAGGTCACGGCAGCAATCGGCGATACCAATACCAGTGTGCAGACGACCAGCCAGGCTGTTGCTGATATCAACGGCAAGCTCTCCGCGCAATGGGGCGTTAAAGTCCAGGTGGAGGCGAACGGTGTTAAACGCATCGCGGGTATCCAGCTGGGCATTGACGGTACAGGGGCCTCAAACTTCCTGATTTCTGCCGATACGTTCGCGGTTTATAACCCGACGACGAACGGGCAGGAGCTGGTGTTTGCTTCGACCGGCGGCCAGATGTTCATGCGTTCGGTGTTCATCCAGGACGGTTCTATCGACAACGGCAAGATCGGGAATTATATCCAGTCCAGCAACTGGGACGGGACCGGCAATGTCGGCTGGCATATCAATAAATCCGGGTATGCCACGTTTAACGGCGTGACCGTTCGCGGGACGATTTATGCCACCGACGGGAGTTTCAGGGGCAGAGTTGAGGCGACCAGCGGGAGCTTCAGGGGCACGGTAGAGGCAACGTCTTTCATTGGAGATGTCGCCAACACAGGGGTGTATCCCGACTCCAGCAACCGGTCTAACAATGCCGTTTCTACCAGTGTAGCCATGGCATACACCGACTCCAGCAATAACGGGCTGAATAAAAACGCCGTCGTGGAGGCGTTGATATATGTCAGAGGGACTACAGGCGCGGTCGGGAGTACAGTTAACATAACTATCGCGGGTAACGTTCGCACGTTCACTTTTGACGTTCCTGTTGGTGGGCTTTGGTTCACTGCACGTCATGCTGCAACTGGGTTGACCGGGCAACGTATCGACGCAAGCATTTTCGTTTCTTCCAGTAATGCAACCGTGGCAATTTATGCACCAACTATCACTGTGACCCGCGGTACCGGCTCCTTCTCCTGATCCCTACAACCTCAGACCATCCAACCCAGCTCCGGCTGGGTTTTTCATTTTAAGGACATCACGAATGGCCACACTTGATGACGATTTAGCGAAAGCCGTCACGGAAGGGTTTCGCCTGGCGCAAAGCAGTATCATCAACCAGGACCTTATTTTATCGGGTGCCGGTGATGTCACCGTAACCCTGGCAGACGGCTCGAAAAAGACGGGTCCCAGCTGGACGAAGCTGATCGCCCAGGCCGGTGCGGCAGGAGCCAGCGCTGCTGCTGCCAAAACCTCAGAAACGAACGCAAAAACCTCTGAGACGAATGCGAACTCATCAAAGACCGCAGCAGCAAGCAGCGCTTCAGCAGCCAAGACCAGCGAATCGAATGCCAAAACCTCCGAGACGAACGCAAAAACGTCTGAGACGAATTCCAAAACGTCGGAGACCAATGCTGCTAATAGCGCCAGCAATGCCGCTGCATCTCTGGCCGCCGCGCAGAAACTCACGTCCGTACCCTATGAGGCTCCACCATATCCAGACGTCTGGTTGCCGCTTAATGATGATATGCGGCTTAAGGAAGGCATTGCACCATATGACACGTTGACTATTTCCGGGCAGGTACTGGAGCTGCCAACTAAATCGGCGCTGTTAACCCGCTCAACTACCGGGACCTATTACGATAAATCAGGACTGATGAAGTTAGCCGATATTAATGAACCTCGCCTTGACAAGCAGGGTCTTATGATCGAATCAGGTGCAACTAATCTATATACGTATTCAGAGACTATTGGTGCCGGAAGTGGTGTCACGGCGACTAATAATGCCGGAGTTTCTCCAATGGGTGATAATACAATGTCGCTTATCACTGAAAATACGGCGAACACTGAACACTATGCGGGTGATCGGAATATAGTTTTAACAGCAAATACAGTTTATTGCTTTTCTGTTTTTGTTAAAGCTCACACTAATTCCCGAAATTTATATTTGCGCATTGCCTCTGGTAGTACAGCAGGAGTTTTCTTTGATCCCGTAGCAGGGGCGTGGTCTGGAAACGGAACGGGTGCGGCTTATTCTGATCGCGGATTCGAGGATATTGGAAACGGTATTTATCGCGTCTGGATAACGTTCATCGCTGCCGCAAGCCAGAGTACAGTCATTCGTATTCAATTAGCGAACGGTGTTACAGCAAGCTATACAGGTGATGGAAGATCCGGTTTATATGTCTGGGGTGCGCAACTCGAAGAGTCGCCAGCACCTACCTCATATATCAAGACAATATCCGCCACTGTCACTCGCGCTCCAGATTTATGGGATATGTCGAGCATCAATGCCGGATACCGGACTCTTGCTGACAAATTCAAGCGCACTGTCGCGTTTGAATTCGTAAGTAAAATGGCTCCTTCTACAAGCTATGCGGAGGTGTTACGGAACGGCGGGGTAAGCAATGACATTATTTGCCGACTTCTGCCATCCAACCGGCTTGCGTCTTACAGAAGCTCTGGGGGGATCACAGTTAATATGGATCAAACCCTGTCAGGGGTTTATGTCCATAAAGTTGTAGGAGATGTGGTTACCATTTATTGGGATGGCAAAAATGCCACGGCAACGTCTCTTCCGGTGGGAACGACGCAAACACCGACCAGATTAGGTAATAACACGCCAAACTCAGTCGCCAAATTCGTGTATTACATTCGCAATCTACGCATCTGGCATCGTGAACTGACAGAAAACCAAATTAATGGACTCCGCTAATGAGAGACTTATATCTGCGCTTTAATGACGCCGACAAAATGCGCACGCAACTAATCGCGGCGGGGTTTGTGGATGATGAGGGGCAGGGTGGTTTATATCACCCCGATATCAGCCTGGATATCGTTGGCGTTATCACTGTCCCTGCTGAAGTTATCAATCCCGGTGAAGAAAACGAAGTTATCAAGTACACCACCGAACCCGGCTATCACGTCAATTTGCGGGTCATGAATGACTCGCTCGATTTATCCGGGCTGAACGACTTTGTGGTTAAACCGAAAACACCGGCTCGCGTCTGGGCGTAAGGAATTAAGTTATGGCAAACAGAATAGATACGGCTGAATTAAGCAGGGCCATTGCTGCCTGGACATCCACCATCAATGACGCGTCTCTGCCGGGGGCTGGGAGTACGGTTTATGGCGGATACATAAAGTCACAGTACACCGTAAATGGTGTTGAGAAGATATCTGCCCAACTCCAGATCGTGAAACGCATCGAATGGAATTACTCCATTGCCAGACTGGTGGTGTTGCAAAATGCGGGGGGTACTGACTCCGCGCAGAACAACTACTTCGACTTCATGTCCAACGGCAATGTGCAAATTCCCGGACGTTTGTATATGGGCGGTCCAGCCGTGAGTTCGTGGTGGAACTCAGCACAGGCCCACTATGCCTCTTATTACGCGGAGACCGCCACGGATTCTCCGGGTAACGGGGCTATAGCTGGCCTTTCCTGGGGGTATCAACATGGTGGTGGGTATAACCTCCGATCGATGTGGGGTAATGTTGGTAACGGGCTGGGCGCCTGGGCTAACACTGCGCTAACACAGTTCGGAGATAGTGGGTCCAAGATACGGTACTGGTATTTCACCCCAGCCAACGGGGATTTTGTCACTTCGACAAGTGGCGATGGTGGATTTGCTGGCAACTACACTTATCAGAAGTCAGCGACCTCTGATGCCACTCTGAAGCACGATATCACCTATGACGACGGCCAGGCATCTTACGAGAATATCAGGAAGCTGAAACCCTGCACGTTCGTGTATAACGGGGATTACTTCGAACGGGCACGCCGGGGGATCATCGCTCAGGATGCTTTACGTGATATTGACCGTGAGTATGTGAAGCTGGTTCCTGCTGCGCCTGAGTTCGACGAGGACGGGAATCGTTGTGATAAAGACGACACCCTGGCGCTGGATAACAATGTCATCATGATGGATACGGCGCTGGCCCTTCACCATGCTATTGCCAAAATCGAAATGCTGACAACGCAGGTCACCCGGCTGCAGGCCGAGATTAAGGCGATGAAAGCGTAACGACATCTTGATGTTCAGCAGTAATTATCAATAGACTTAGCTGCCCATTTCTTCGCTGGTCGCTCACCTCTTACCTATGAAGTAATACAGGTGCTGAAGTAAAAATTTCTTGATGCTGATGACAGTAGAAAAATAGGTTCTAAGATTCCTTTAGAGCAAACCATGAGAACATGGAGTTTCTT